GTGTGGTTTCCAACAAGGATTGAGTTGTCTAACTTATTGACAACAATTGGTCTGAATTGTCCATTCTCTTTTAGAGATTCGGCAATTACTCCAATATCACCCTGACGAGCATTCATTGGATATGGAAAAACACTATTGATGTCCACATTGGTTGTCTCTGTAATAACAGATTTCATACCAGACTTAGCAACTGTTTTTTTCTTTATTGTTGCTTTTCGAGGGCGAGGAGCGATTGCTTTTGCATCTAGCAAATTTAGGCGGCGGCGTAACTCCTGAAGAATAGAGTCATTGTCTTTATAAGAGGTCTCAAAATCTTTTGCCCAATCTGCATAGATGTCATCATCTACAAGTACGCGGTACGAGCCAACGCAGATACGAATACCGTCTCCGACTTTTCCTGTTCGCTCTCCATCTGGTGCAGTGAATTCTCCAACTCCGCTCATAAGTGCTTGCAGTTGGTCAATATCTACAGTTGTGAATCCAGTTCCTTCTAGGTCTGGAAGGCTTGAAAGAAGTTCAAGTAGTTTTGAATCGTCATAAGCCGATGCGTCAGATGTACGGTTATCCGCAAGAACAATCTTGCGCGCCTCATGCTCATCAACATCAACCCAAGAAACTGCAATTTGCGTCCAACCAAGGCTTCTTGCTGCACGCCATGTGTGATTGCCAGCGAGGATTGAATTGTCTTTACGGTTAACCACAATCGGCTTATATTGACCGTTTACTTCCAGGGATTTAGCAATAGCGTCAACATCGCCGCGGCGTGGATTCTGGTGATATCCCTTCAGAATTGAGATATCTACTACTTCTGTATCTACTTTAATTTGTTCTGACATGACATCCTCTGCACAATGGTATAGAGGAAGTATAGCCTATTCGATAATCTTGCGCTTGTTTAATTCCATAATCTTACGAATTTCTGCGATATGAGCAAGGTTTTCTTCTCGCGTGCATGGCTCTTCCGCCCCAGACTGGAGTGCCAACTGATTAGATTCAATCTGGCGACGGCGCTCTATAGGGTCAATGACCTGCCTGAATTCTGCCCAAGATGGCCAAAACTTAGCGTTCATCTCAACAGCACGGATAGCCGACTTCGCTGATTCGTAAGAGTACGGCGAAAGATTTTCTTCCCATCTCAAAACCTCTTCAACAATCAGTTTCTTTGATGGAAAAATAATATTAAGTTCAGCGACTATTCGGTCTGCTTCATCTGGGGTCATTCCAAATTCCTTCAATTAGTTTGTGTTGTAATTCAGTTACTTCTTCGCTCATAAACGGGTCAAGGTCGGTTGCCCTAATCATGTTTGCCACTTCAATTCTTGCCTGTGCAAGCATATTGAAGTATGTCTGCCCATAGCGCCAGCCAAAAAGCCTGAACAACTTTTCATGCCTGATACTCACATCGGCAATAAAGTCATTGTACGAGATGTACTCGGTCATAGAGAGTAATGGTCACGCCAGTTTGATGGAGAGTGATTATCAATAATGGCTTTAGCCATTTCTGGACTCTCATACATTCTTACGATATGAATACACGGGTCGCTCTCGTAGAGTTCAGTCTCTTCCTCAATGCTTAGTGGAAGGCCATCATGCGTATAGCAAACTGGTGGTCCACACCAACCGTTTTCGATTCCATGCTTCATCCATTCATTAAAGTCCATTTTATGCTCCTCGTTGTTTTCTTGCTTCTTTAATTGCGTCCCAACCTGCTGGTACAGCCTCATTGGTTACATCGTCTTGCGAAAGAGATGACCAGTGATTCACCAGTGCTGGTGGAGTCAGGACAAGTCCCTTATATCGCTTCCTGTAGCGTTCTGCACGCAAGTAAATCTCATCAGCGTTTGCTTGGCTCTCTTTCAGCAACTTGCAACAGCCGCCGTATTTGCTTCTTTCGGACTGGTTCAAAGTCGTTTGGTCAATACCACAAACATCCATTACAGCATTCCAGATTGGGTCTTCTGGTCGTTCTTTCTTGACTGCTGGGCTTACTTTCTTTTTTGCGGGCGCTTTTTTTACAGCAACAGGAAGAGACTCAACAACTTGAATATCTTCGTCATCGTCGTCATCGATTTTAATATTCATCGGGTTATCAGGCCATTCATCCTGAATCAAGACTGTAAAAAGACTGCTTTGGTTGTGGCGTAGTTGTCTTTTTAACTCGCCAATCTCAATCAGTTTCTTGACGATTCTCTTTACTGTTCGTTTATCAAGACCAGTCTTGTGAGCGATATGACCAACTGATGGGAATGCGTTAGTGCCGTCTTCCCATGCGTTATCTGCAATTGCGAGCAGGACTAACTTGTCATTCCCAGTTGCTTTAGATTTTTTCCATACTCTCGTGGTGCAGTATACGCTCATGACTTCTTCCGAATGGATACCCTTTCTGTCTTCTCAACTTCGCAGAAATCATCTGGGTTGAGTCCAGGAATCATAGCGCGTAGTGCTGTAACTCGCCAGTCACGAATTGCTGCAGCATCGGCAATGTTTTTAACCACAAGGTCAATTATTGGCTTTGCAATAACCAAAAGGTCAATTACCTCACCCGTATTTGTGTCAATTACCCTGCTATCCTCGTCGGCGAGCGAAGTATTTACAACGGCTTCCAACAAGGTTTTATGTTCCCAATTTTTTCTAGTAGAACTGATTTTTCGCTCGGCAACATGAGTCCCATAGTCGCGAACCTTTTCACCGTTAAGACGCATCCATGCAACAAGCAACTCGTTTATAGAGTCTTCGATTTGTCGTGCCTGACGCTTGAGTTCGGCGATGTCGACGAGGGCATTAAAGGCATCGTCTGGATTGAATTCGCTAGTACCATCTTCGAAACTCTTGACGGTCGCACCAGCGGTATCGGTAAGGGAATTCATCACTAATTGTATTTGTTCATTGATTTTCATTGTTTCTCCAAACTGTAATTTTTAATCCTGGTTGGTCTAAATTTTCTGTTGAAACTAATACCGAATCGACTTCCGCCGACCAGTCTGTTCCACTGTCAATTTCTTTTGCTAAAACGGTTGCAATAACTTTCGGCAACCAGCCAATAAATACTCCTTGAGATTTAACCATAATCGCATTTGAATCGTGTGGATTGTGAACATCCCGCTCTAGTTCAAGGTTGACTTTTCCAGTAGCGACGCTGGCGCTAATAGAAAAGATTGACTGCGGATAGTTTTTACAAAACGACACTCCAACGACTTTGGTCGTGAATATGTTTGGTGTCATGGTTAGTCTTCTTGCGAAGCAGCCTCAAAAAGGTCCATAATTGCGTTATATTCACGCTCTGGCATTTGTTCTTCCCACTTTGATGGGTCACCGAATGCAAGGATTACTTCCTTTTGAGCGTGCTCGCTAAGTAGGGCAAATGCTGCTTTTAGTGGAGCAGATGCAAGCATGCTGTCTGCATCTGCTTCTTCTCGTGCGCCACGGATACCTTGCAAGGCAATCATGAGGTTGTTGAGGTCGCCTTTTTCCATGGGCCATGAGCGACCATTCAACTTGTCATGGTGCTCACGCAGTGACTCAAGTTCGTCTGGCGACAGGTCTGCACACATCGTCTTGAATGTTCGATGTGCGTCCTCTAATTCGCCTTCATTCTTCCAGCCTTCAAGAAGTGGCTTTGTTGCCTCTTTCTGTGGGCTTTCTTTTGACTCAACTACTGGAACCTTGTTCTCGGTCTGCACGCCAGCAATAACTGACTTTGTCTCAAGAACCTGATTTGCCACTTGCACTTGTGGTGCGGTCACGACCTTTACTCCAGTCTTTGCCTCGCGAAACTTCATGAGAACCTTAAGGTCTGTCAAGGTATCTGGGTATCCAGCCTTTTTCATAGCGCGCCCCATTGCCTTTGAGCAAAGCGCATGCCAGGAGTCTGTGTCTTTTGTTCCACGAACATCAGATTCAGCCTTGTAAGAAACGATTGGGCTTTCATCGCCCTTATATCGTGTCACTAGTGCGACACAAACCTTTTCATCCTTCTTTGAGAATGTAGAAGGTATTCCAATCTCGCTCGGAGTACTCTCCGAGAACTCAATTGATGCATCTGGCCAATCAGCCTTAAACATCGCCCAACGCACCGAAGTGCTTAGGTAGTCTTCAAAATTAATAGCAGCCATGCGGCCTCCTCTGTTAGTTAAGTATGTTGACTATACATCAGCCAAATTTAGATTGCAACCTATTTTGTTTCTAGTTCAACAATCTTCTTATTAAGTTGGTTAATGATAGACCTTTGAATCGCCAAATCGCGAGAAAGAGTAGCGACCTGCACTGAGAGGTCGTTAATTACTTCGCCGATATCTGGTTGTGTGGTTTGATTATCGCTCATGCGCCTAGTCTAGCCTCAAGTTCTTTAATCCGTGCATTCAAATCTAAAATTGCGCAAAGCATTTGTGGGTTCAGTGAACCATATGCAACAGAGGCATACCTAGTTTCTGGCATTTCATCATCAACAAGATATGGGTAAATTTCCTTTATTTCATCTGCAATGATTCCAACTGATGTTGGGCTATCTTTCCAATACTGTAAACTTGGTACTGAATCTGCATTTTCGTTCCAATCCCACTCGTGTACATTAATTGAATAAAATTTATCTAATGATTCTTTAGAAACACTTCTTAAATTATTCTTCAATCTTCTATCAGAAGCGACATTGGGAGTATATCCACCAGAAATCCAGTATGTAAGGTATGTAGCGCTGTCATTGGCACATGCATAAATTCTGTTCCCGCTTTCGCGAACATTAAATCCAATTTGATATGTAGTACTTTGAAGATTAGTAAAAAAATCAAATTGACCCAAAGTTGTTCTAGAACCAAGGCTATTCATGGTGGTAAATCTATTGCTTGAAGACTGAATTGTTGCATCACCGTATGTGTATGAACCATATTCAGATGCACTGGAAACAGAAAATAAGCCCGACCGACCACCAGAGTAAGAAGAATTGTACCCAAGTGTCGTGGCACCAAGACCAGCACCAGTGGTAAGTGTCCCAGATGAACTAAGGGTCATTGACCCACCAATTGTTCCAGACAAGGCAACAATTACACCAGCATTTGAAACCCTAAATGGAGCAGATGCATATGCCGCAGCACCAGACCACATGTTTCCGTTAATGTCAACATGAAATGAGTTTGCGCCACTTCCAATATCAATTGTGGAACCAGTTATTGCTCCGCTGAATGTTCCGCTAGTTGCCGTCATTGCTCCAGTGCTGCTCACCCTAAATGGTGCAGTTGCCTTATTTGCAATAGTTGCGCCAAGCCACATATTTCCAGTTGCATCAACATGAAATGATGTGTCGTCGTCTCCGCCAATATCCAATGCTGCACTAGAACTTGGAAGTGTGATGGAGTTGAACTCCGCAGTTCCGTTTGCTGAAATTTTCCAACCAGAAACATTTTGCACATATGTTGAAGATTGAACAGCAGAAGCAACTAATTGGTATGGTTCATTGGAGGAGGAGAATGTGCTGAGCGCACTCGTTTCGCCCTGAATTCCATACTCATTGCATGGTGTTACGCAATAAGAGTATGTTGACTGCGGTGAGGAAAGGTTCTCTATAGTTGCAGTATTAGCGGCCCCATCAGCCATTACTGTCGAGTACTCAAGTACCTCTTTGACTGTTGTTGGGCCAGTAGCAGTATCGTCTGGTCCTTGATTTGCATAATAAATGACGCTTGAGGAACTACTAAGAACTGGGATATTAAATCCATTGAAACCTTCATCGGAATAGATATTTATGAATTTTCCGTTTGAAAGACCGTGCGCGCTAGGGAATGTTATAGCGGCAATATTTCCAGCGCGAGTTAAAGATGTAGCGGTTTTCGTGGTTCCTTCACGAAATACTGCTATTTCATACTGACTTACACGACCAGAATTTGTATTATCCCAACTTACGGTTACTCGGTTGCTCATTCCAACTACAGATGTTGTTGCAGAAGTTATTTCTGGCGCGGGAAGGCTTACATTTGGTGGTGTGCCAGAAAAAGAAGCAAGAATAGGAGCGTTGAGGGAACCAAAACCAGACTGTGCTGTCAGGTCGGTTGCAATATCTGGGAAAACCTCGCCAAAGGTAACTTCAATTGTCTGTTCGTTGGCTCCAGTAATGCTTGCTGCAATTGCTGAAATAATCTGGCTTGAGTAAAGACCAGGTTGTGTTTCAAGAAGAATCTTATCTCCGACAAAGAAATCACTCCATGCAACCTGCCCAGTTCGTTCTGGAAATTTTGCAGTCTGTGAAAGTCTTCCACCGTCGATTCGACGCATGGCACTTCCAGTAATGTTTGCTACTGCTGGTGCATCGCTTGATGTATTTTCAAAGTATGACTCTCGTACTCCATAAATCGTTTGATTCGTAGAAACAAGCCTGTCTAGACCTCTACCATCAGAGCCGTAAGCAACTGTCCTTCTATCAGTAGAGGATGTCTTTGTCTCTGACTCCTGAAGACTTGGAAGCGTAAATAGAAGTGCGCTTGAGCCAGATGTTCTATCCACACCAAATGGCACAGAGTTAACGACTCCGTTTCGCGAGAAAGGAGTTATAGCAAAACTTACTGAACCGCTTGCATCAAAATGCCACGAAAGACCAGTCTGGTCTGTAACCTGCTTAAGAACTTCGCTCATTTTCTTTCCAGCAGGAATACTAAATACTCCACCGTCTTGAACTGTCTGACCCTTTGAGTCGAGTTTTCCAAGGTTCGAATTAATTACAGAGTCAAGATAAATTGGCCAACTAACTGCAAATTGTGGACCACCACGACCAGAATCGGAAATTACATTCCCAAATGTTGCCTCTGCCGAAGAGTACTCGTACCCAGTCGCTGCTTCTTTGAAAAGAAGATAAAAAGCACTCAGACCAGTAAATGTCCCAGATGTCTGCTGGGTGTAGGAAAGATTGTATGTTCCAACTTGTGATGAAAGTGTAAGTCCGCTATTTGAACTTAAGTAGAAAGCCTTATAACCGTTTGTCGCTCCTTCCTGAACAAATACATTGTTTCCAACCGTAAAGTCGGTTACAGGTGAGCCGTCAGATGTTGCAGTTCTCTGCAGTTGCCACGCTATTGAACTTGAGCCAACAACACTCACCCAGTAAATTCCATTTTGTGCTGCGTTGGTCTGATTCTTCAGAAGGACCGTATCGCCAACAACTAAATCTGTTAATCCATCAATCCCAACAGAGTTAATTGATTGATTGGTTGTAGATACTAATTTTGCGCCAACTCCTGGAAATCCAGTGAATTGTCCACTTGAGTATGTTCCAGCAATATTTGCAGTTGTTGCACAGCGAACTACTTCTACATATCCAGGGAACAATCGGTCAAAGAATCTTGGTCGTGTGCTCGTTGTTGCGCCAACTCGTGTTGAACCAGTAAATCCTTCTGGTAATACAACAGCCCAGTCAAGAGCAGAACCAATGCCCTTTCCAGAAAGGGTTACGGTTTCTCCGTCTGGTAGACGCTCCAGTTGGACATCTTCAATAAAGAATGTAAATACTGGTGTTGAGTTGCGAAGGATTTGCAGGGCGTAAGGTCCAGTAAGAAGAGAATACCCAGTCTGCACTTCAAAGTCTGAGAAGAATGGGTCCTTGAAGTCATGGACCATCTTTCCAGAGCCGAAGTCATTTAGCGCATCAGAAAACTCAATTGATGTCCAGCGCGGTACATAGGTAACAACGCTCGCAGCATTCATCGCCGAGACGACGCGAATATCCCAAATTGAATTAACTACTTGCATTTAGATATATGCCCTTTGATATGAAATAGTACAACTTCCTCTACTTGATGTCCCATCAACACTAAATGTTAGGGTATTTGTTGTTGGGTGTAGAACCATCCAGTCCTGCACTGAGCCAGTCCTATAAAGAGACGCAGATACATTTGTCCCAGTACCAGTCTTTATCGTCAGTGCATCGGTATTAATTACAATGCTTGTTCCAGAAGAAATTGTTCCTGTATATCCAATCACGGATTGAGAGGATGTATAGGTTGAATTTGTCAATCGTGGATTCACTAATGTCTGACCAGATGCTGGAGTGAATGTAATCGTCATGTATGTGACTGGAGCAGTTCCAATTACAGATGCAGAATTTGATATTGAAGCAGAAGATACTGCAGTCGTAATCGAAGCGGATAATGCTGGTGTATAAACAGATGCGTCGTACCAGCGTGGGTCAGTGAACTCAACATCTACGGTGAATTCTGCGTACAGAAGTTCACGATGGTCAGAGATAGAAAAGTTATTTGTAATTTCTCCATATGCTACTCGTATGTCAGTAAGTGATGAATTTGATGTATTCACACGATTATGCAAGATTGTTAATTGTGAAGCCAACTTATTGAGAGCCGACATAACGGTGTCGTAGTTTGCGTTGAACTGTGAGCGACGAGCATCAATTGTTGAAGCAATTGCACCAGTTGTTGGGTCAGCGTCAGTTATGACGATATTCCAGGACTCATTTCGTGTTGTTAAACGCTTCTGACGCCAAGCAGAACCATGTATTGAAGGAACATCAATATTGTTTCCCTTACGACCAGCATGTCCTTTATCAACATTAGCAATCCAGTATCCAGGGGTGGCGAAGTCGACGCCGTCAACTGTATACCATTCTTTGAAATTAAGAATATTTGCCATGTCTTAATCCTATCCAAACAATCCAGCATTAGATAGTGACTTCATTCGTCGAGAAATTGAATCTGAAGCAGTTTCTGGAACTGGGTTATTAACTGTGATATTGAAGACCTGATTACTAGAAGAGTTAGAGTCTGACTTGCTTGGCTTCACATTTGTGTATCGCTCAAGAGCAGTAGTCGTATCTAATTTACTGAGTGGAATTACCAATTCTGGTCCTGACTCACCTACCATCGAAAGGGTTGGACGAGTCACCAACCCACCTTCTGCAAGCATGGTCAGATTAAGTTTTTTATACTCTTCATAGAGTTTTGGAAATGCTTCTTTTGCCGCAATATTCGGTGTTGAACCTTTATATGTTTTAAAGAAGTTTGGATGAAGCGCTTTTGCTGCTGCGATAAAGTTCGCATACGGCCTCCCAGTTTCTGGGTTCCAACCAAATCCAGTTCCGCCAGTTCCGCCAGTATTTGTTGGTGTATCCACTACTGGGCTAAATGAAACAGACTCATTCTCTGCGGTTGCTCCAGGGATTGCAGATGAAACGATTGAGCCATACCCGCCAGCAGACTTATTCAATTCGTTTAAACTTATTCCGAGATTTGCAAATGAAATGCCCAAATTAGGCAGTGCTTGGTTTGCAAAATTATTAAAATACTCAACCGCATCACTCATATTGATTTTTAGTTGGATTGCAGCATCAGTCATTGCCTGCTGTGCATCTGTTACATCATAAATCGCCTTTGCTGCTTCAAGGTCTTTGTTTGCTAGATTGTTCCGTGCATCAAGTACAGCATTTTCTGAGTCAATTACTTCGCTACTTGCCTCTGATGCTGCTGCTCGCGCCTCGTTTAGGGCATCTTCTGCATCCATTACATCAGTAAGAGTTCCGCGACGCATGGAGTAGTTCCGTGAAGCCTGCTCGAAAGCCTTCTGCAATTCCTCAATCTTTGAGATTTCGTAGTCAGTTACTGATGTTCCGCCAGAGCCACCAAACTTTCTTACATTGCGCTCTTTTTCACGCTGTGACTTGGCCAACTCTCCATCAAGCAATTTCTGTGAATATGCAAGTTTCTGCGTTTCGAGAACAGCCTTACTTAGATTTAACTGAGCATCGATATAGCCGCCAACGGTTCCCAAAGCATCTTGGATATTACCGACAACTGCATTTAGAAAGTCTTTATAAGGTGTTTTCTTGTCTGAGATTTGTTTCAATACAGAAGTGATTTTTGCAGCAGTTAATCCGCCCTTTAGCGCATCTGCATATCGCTTTGCAGCGGCTTTACCAGTATTCTCTGCGCCAGTTAGAATTGGCTCCGCGATTGGTGTCCATGCTCCCTCAAATACAGACATAGAGGATACTTTTTCAGAAAATCCTTGTACAAATCCTTCGCCAGCGGGTTCGCCAATCATTCTTGCGATAAGAGCAGATGGTGAGCCAATCTCCAGGTCTCGCTCCATACGCTTTGTGATTGCATCAGTTACTTTCTTCGCTTCGTCAGATGTTGCACCAGCAATCATTCCCTCAATGATTCCTTGAGCAATTGGCAAACCTATTTCATCGCGGGCAACCCTTGAAGGAGAAGCAATTTTCCAGTCATCAAGGAAATCACCAAGCAACTTCTGATTAAATTCAGATACGCCAGTTTTGTCTCCAGTTGTATTATTCAGCAATCCAGCCTTAAATCCTTCAACAATTGCCGCTGCAGTTTCTGGCATTGCTTCTTGTGTTGGAAGACCGAGAGTTGCAAGTGGGTCAGTCTGGTTTCCAGTCCATGTTCTTGCAATGTCATTTGGCTTAAAACCAATGTCAGCAAGTTGTTTCATTGCCTCTTCTTTTGTCACTTTTCCATTTTTGGTAAGTGCATCTATTGCTTGTGTGTACTGCTTAGTCATGTACTCCGCTGCTTTTTGCGGAGCATTTTCATCACCACTCGCCATAATTATGTTGGCTACATTCATTGACTCTTCAGTAAACTTAATTAAGTCTTCGTATGCTTTGCCCTGCTTTCCAGAAAAGCCAACCGTTCCTCCAGATTCTTTAAGGCTGTCGCGTAGGTCAACTGTTGCGTTGTTGGCATCAATTTGTGCTTCAACAAAATTCTTTGATAGACCAGCAACTGCCTCTTGTCCTTTTTCATAGTTTTTAATTGCTGCTGTTGCTGCATCAAATGCATCAACTTGGTCTTGGATTGCTGGGTTAAGACCGTTTTCGAACTCGGTCATTACATCGTATCCAGCATTTTGAACTGCATAAAGAGCAGCCTCGTTGGCGCCAAGCGCGACTTCGTTCTCCAAAAGAACCTTTGAAAAACCCTGCATCTGTTCTGTTGGACTTGCATCTTTTAGTCGAAGCATTTCCTGCTGAACATCATGAACTAACTGTGCATTTTCTTGAGCGCCTAGATTAAGTGGTCCAAACATTGCTGCAAGGGCATCAGTATTACTTGCTTGCGTAAGTATTTTTGCAAAACCACCTTCAACAATGTCAAACTTAACTCCAGTATCTCCTGCAGCAGAGTTAAGTTGTTCAAATATTGCCTTTGTTGCTATGACGCCAAGTGTTGAGTTTTGTGCTGCTGCACCCAATTGCTTAAACGGTTCTGCAAGCATTCCTATAGATGAAGCAAATCCCATAACATCTGATGTTCTATTGAACTGAGCAGATATATTCTTTCCGATTTTTTGAGAGAAGTTTGCTACTTCTTTGTCTTTTCCTGCATCTGTTAATTGTTTTATATATTCGGTAGCAAATTCAAGACCAGAATCAGTACCAGCATCTTTTGCTGCTGTTCCTGCAGTGCCAAAATCTGGAAGTAAATCTTTTTGGAATTTCTTCTGCTGCCTTTGAGCGCCAGCAATTGCTAACCCAGCAGCAAATAGCCCAGTAGCATCTTTGCCATAATCCTCACCTTGCTTCTTAAGTATGTTTGCTGATTCACCTATACCAATGTTAAATACACCAGTTAATTTTTCAGCAAATTTAGCCTTTGCATCTTCATCTGCAAAGTCCATAGTTCCAAGGATTGCGGCAGCAAGATTTACTTTTTGGTCAGTTGTTCCAGACTGTATATTTTTGATTGCGTCTTTTGCGCCATATAATGCCTTATCAACAGCATCAATTGTTTCTTTGCTTAATTCTTCTGCTGTTTTACCAGCATCTTTTGAATCTAGGGTTACAGCAATATTGATTCCAGTTGCAGCATAGGTTGCAGTTGTCTCAAGAAGGCTATTAATATCCTCAAGAGATTGCCTTGGTGCTTCCATTCCACCACCAAAACCACTGCCAATAAGACCAAATGATGTTGCAAGAGTGTAAGCAAGCGCTGCAATTCCAACTATCATTGGCAGTGTAGCCATCAAAGACTTACCAAAACTTTCAACAGCGAACTGTTTTTCAATCCAACTTAATGCTTCTGCCTCGTTTGCAAATGTTTGACCAGTGGTTTTACCAATCATCATTTGTGTTATCGCAGCGCCTCTTGCTTTTGTAACATGGTTTCGTAAAATTGCCATTGTTTCTTCGTCGGTGATTAAGGTTCCACCAGCAGTAGCAACGGCAAGTTCTGTTTCTAGCGCGGTCTGTTGAGTTGTCGACATTCCTAAAATTTTGTAGGCGTTAGCATTCATTGTTGCAGCCATTCCAGCCTGCTGCATTGCCGCGTTATGACCTCGAACTCCCATTGTGAGGCCGCGGGTAACAATTTGTGCATGTCCAAATAAACGAACAAGTGACGAAACTCTAGTAAATAAGAATAAACTTGCTCTTGTAAAAATAGTGAATGCCGCAATGGCCATCAATGCGCCTTTAGCAAGTTTATTAAAAAATCCACTTGCGGTGGCAAATCTTAATAGTGTTTCTGCAACACGGGCAATTGCTCCACCCATTGCCATTAGTCCAGTAACTGTTGGCATAATTGCATCACCAAGACGAATCAATGCTGCTTGAGACTCTGCCGCTGCTTTCTTAAACTTATAATCAGCAGTCTTTGTATAAGCCTGGAATGCTAAGTCTGCATCTCCAGTTGCATTATTCAAGTTTTCAAAGATTTGCCTGTTGGATTCAAGGTTTGGTCCTAGCAACGAGAAGACTGCTGTAAGTGCGCGCACATTACCGAATACCTTTGTTAAACCTTCGGAAGCAACTTGTGTATCTGTTCCTCCAAGTTTGGTATTCAAATAACTTAAAGCATTCAGCAAACCGTCTTTTTGAATCTTGTCACGAAGTTCTTCTGCCGATGTTCCAGCAGCATGCATTGTTTCTGCTGCTGCTTTTGATGGCTTAAGTAGTTGTGAGAGAACCTGACGCAAGTAAATAGCAGATGTTCCAGCGCTCGCACCACCACGGGTCAAGGCAGCAACACCAGCGGAGACATCTTCAAACGAAGCACCGAATGCAGCAGCAATTGGGAGTACCTTGCCAAGTGCTGGAGCAAATTGGTCTGCTTCTGCTTTACCTTCTCGTACAGTTGCAACGAGAATGTCATTGGCTTTTGCAGCAGAGTATGTACCGTTACCATAGGCGTTAAGAATCGATGTAAGGGCGTCAGCAACTACTTTTGTTTCACCAAGTCCAGCAGCAGCAGATTCAGCAGACTCTCTCAAAACCTCAAGTGCTCTTTGACCTTTAATACCAGCAGATGTAATAAAGTATAATGCATCTGCAAGTTCAACTGGCCCTTTTGAACTTGCTGCACCAAGTGCAAGAATTTCATCTTTATAAACTTTTACCTGCTGTGCGCTAATTCCTACCAGACCTCTAATTTGAGCCATAGAGACTTCAAATTGCCTTGACATTTGAATTGCCTGTTTTCCAGCATTAACAAGTTCGCCAATTACCGCGTACTTAACTAGTGATGCTGTTTGACGCATTGCGTCACCCATCATTCTGATTGGGACAGTGCTGGCTGCTACCGACCTAGCCATTCCCGTTGCACCAGCACCAACTGATGAAACAGCACTTCTTGCCGCGGCAGCACCAGTGGTACTAATGGCAATGCGAACATTAATTGGGGGGAGGCCGCCACCAGCGTTAGACATAAAACTATTTTTTCACACTATTTAACTCCGCGCAAACGAAATTAGTATAAATGCAAATTACAAACGACTAACCTGTTGCTAGTCCCATAGATTTAGCAAAGTTCATAATGTCGCTAGTGCCAGCCTTTTGCTTCATGAATCCCATGCCCTCAAAGACTGCGCCTACTTGTGCTGGGCTTAGTTCCCAGAACTCTTCGTACGGGCGGCCCGTTTGGGACCAGGTGGTGTACCACTGTCTCCAGGGGAGTCGTTCTGGAATTCCACCACTGACATTGCCTGCTCTAGCACTCTTTTGTTTTCTTCGGCGAGCAGGGCGCTTTGTCGGAGCATCTTGCCCGCCACGGTCGGGTCCACGCCATTAGCAATTGCCCATGCAACGCTCACCACATTTGAGTAGATTACCGTTTGTCCTTCAAGCATTGCTTCACCGACTTCGGTGTTATTGCGCTTGAGCGCATATGCAAGACTTTGTCGAAGTGTTGAAACTGGCATCTTTTCAAGATTCTGTTGCCATGCCTCAAGGCCGCCCCAATGCTCTTCAATATCTGCAATAACATTGTTCGTAAACCTAACAAACACTGTTTCTTTTAGTACTTCCCCAACTTCATCGTATTCGCGCTCATATACATCAGAGCCAATGCTTTTGACTTTTGCAAGTTCTACTGGGATACCTTTATTTTTTAAAACAATTGGTGTGTAATCCATGCGGGTAACTATACACACTATTCGGGTATAAAGCAAACGACGGCCCGAAGGCCGTCGTTTGTCCCAAGGAGGAGTTAGATTAAATTAATTAAGCGCTAAGGCCAGATGTGCCTTCGCGGAACTGTACGGTTCCGAAGCCAACGCCAGTTGCGATTGGGAGAATCGCTTCTGCGTCAAATGATGGGGTTCCGAAGTTGTCGGTCGAACCTGACATAATCGTTCCACCAGTTACTTGGCACTTAGCAAGTGCGAATACCAACTCTGAAAGTTCTGATTCAAGGTCATTGACCAAGAATTCAACCTTGAAGTAAGGAAGGCTTCCACCATCAAAGGTGTAAGTTGCGGTCTCGGTTGAACCCGAACCTGCAGCGGTAACCGAACCACCGAAGATGGTCTTGAGCACTTCAAGGCTCAACTCTGCATAAGTTGCAGAGAAGTTAAGACGGTCGATTTTGCCCTTCTTGGCAAGAACCTTTCCGTCACCCTTAAGTTCTACGGTAACAAAGTTTGGCTCAACAGATACTTCCTGAATACCAGGAACATCAATTGCTGCGCCGTATGTAATGCCACCAGAGACATCGGTGCTAACTGGATACACCTTGCAATCTTGGACATCGAATGTAATTGTGGACTGACTTGCGGCCATTTCTGGACTCCTTTTTCCTTGTTCTATGGATAATTGTACTGATTTGTCTGTTTAAGTGTGCGAGGGTATGGACGAAATAATACTATATTTTCAGCCCATACCCAGACACTTACGCCTGTGGTGGATTAGCCGCTTCGTAGTCCAGAACAGCCTGTGGCATTGCCTTACCTTCGGTAAAGCGAATGTGCCAAGGTTCTGCGCCTGGGTTTTCAACTACCTCGTGGCTGAATCCAAACTTCTGCTCATTAGCAAGCAACCAAGCAAGGATTTTGCCGTTTGCGTTCGCAATATCAATAGCAATTCCAAGCATGTGGCGTGAGCAGGTTTTGGCATCATCGTTTGGTGCAGCAAGAGGAGCATTGCCCTTCTTCAGATACCACTTCTCACCGTTCCAGGTGCGTGTTGAGGCATCTGGAATTAACTCCTTTTGGTATCTGGTGAGGAAGCCTTTTTTCTGGGTCTCGATACTGCGGAATGTGTCGCCGCTGCTAGTCGGAGCCAACTTGATTCCTTCTGCTGCTGCGGCTGCTTTCATTGCTTCAAAAGCGCGCGCTGCACAGTGGTGCATTTGACCACCAACAGACAACTTGCGAAGCATCGCAGGAGTAATCTGGCTTGGCTTCTTGCCTTCCAAATGTTCGCAGTATTTAACTGGTACTACTGGCCAACTTTCCTTTGCCATTATTTCTTTGCCTCTTGCTTTGCTGCGAAGAATGATGCAACGGTTGGGTCACCAATCTTTGTTGATGCCATTGCGAGAACTGCTGCTACTAGTGGCATTGCAAGTGCGGTGAGCATTGGGTCAATGCTGTACTTATCACACAAGTAAACAACGACGCCCATTGCGCCACCCTTTGCGATTCCGTCTGCTGCTGTTGTTGCTTTCATGATTGCTCCTTTTAACTCGGTTGCCCAAAGTCTTGTCGAAGCAAGGTGTATATATAGGCTATGGCTTTGTTTTAGCGTAAAGCCTTTTCATTAAGTCACCGACAACGCTTGCTTGTTGGACTTCATCACCTTCAGTAACTGCGTCAACAACTGCTCGTTTTGCATCAATCAAATCGTAGATATCTTCATCAATTGTATTTACTCCAATTAAGTACCATGCTTGGACACTGTTTTGCTGTCCGATTCGGTGACATCTATCTTCTGCTTGGTCATGCTCGCCAGGAGTCCATCCTTGTTGGACAAAACAAACATCGGAGCCAGCCGTAAGAGTAAGACCAACTCCACCAGCCTGAAGGTTGAGAACAATAACTCTTGCTTTTGGGTCTTTCTGAAAAGAGTCAACGGCATGCTGCCTATCTTCCATTGAGTCCTGCCCGCTAACACGAAGGTTTCCGTACTTACAAGCGAGGTAATCAACGATGGCGACATTGTGTGCAAACACAACAAGTTTTCTATCGCATGATTCCAAGAATGAATCAATCCATTCAATTACTGATTCCATCTTTGCGTCAGCAGCAAGACGCTTTAAAACTGTAGTTCTGCGCAAGTGCTCTGCTGTATCTGAAGAGCGGTATCCATTCTCTGCAAGGAATGCAAGAAGGTCGCCTTCTGCTTTTCTGTACTCCACATATCCTTTTCCAGATGGCTCAACATGGACAACATTTCGTGTCTTTGCTGGAAGTTCTTTTAGCACTTCGTCTTTTGTTCTGCGGATGTAGCAGTTCTGGCGAAGTTTCATATTCAGTTCGTTGAGGTTTGAAGCGCCTTTAGTATCCCAGCCAAATCCATTGTGGTAGGCATTTGTATATCGCTTCAGGAATGCCCACTTGCCACCGAAGCGACTAAGCATTCCCAGGATTTCTAATTGACTTACAAGTTCTTCTGGTCTATTCGTAACTGGTGTTCCAGAGAGAAGCAATACTGTTCCAGATTGCGGAACCTTCTTTGCAATGTCGCGAACTGCTTCTGTGCGTTTTGTCTTGCTCGTCTTCACATAGTGAGACTCGTCAAGGACAAGACCCATTGGTTTTAGATGCATGATTGGCTCAACAAACCTGCCGATGATGTCGTAGTTCACGATATTCACATCAACATTGGCGATGTTGCCTTTACCGCTCAGAATATTGACCGTGCGGTGAGGAAGCCATTTGTTTATTTCACGCTTCCAGTTTTCTTTGAGCGAGGCTGGGCAGACAATGATTGCTGGGAACGCATCTCTGTATTCAAGTGCGGCAATCGCTTCTACGGTCTTACCGAGACCCATTTGGTCAGCAATCAAACAGCGCCCAACCGAACTAGCATAAGCAACTCCAGCCTTTTGGTACGGCATTAGCGTCCCATTGAGAGTTGGGATATTTATATCTGCATCGGTAGATGTTGACTGAACCAGTAGTTCTGTTGACTTCTTTGTGAGTTCAATAATCTTTTCGCGAACCGAATCCTCAACATCAAATTTATACTTATCAGCAAATTCAAGAACACCGATAGTTATCGGGGCAGTCCAATGCTTTTTCTTCATATCCCAAGTTCGCTGTGGGAGTTTTTTGACTTCTGTAATAATCTCTGAATCAAACGGAAATTTAATTACAGCCATGCCGCGCTTGCTGATAGTCAGAGACTTTTCTGTGTCTTGAATTACTTCTGGCAATTGAGTTTGTGCTTCCTGCGAGACATTGAATTGGTACTTAGATGCAAATTCTGCTACTTCCAGTTTAGCCGATTCTGGAGCAATCCAAACCGATGCAGCAGAATTCCAAACCACTCCAGTAATTTGTTTTAATTCCGAGGTCACTTGCTCGTCGTATTGACAGTGAATTATAAAATTATTATTTACTTTTGTAATTCTTCTGTCTACTTTTGAGCCATAGACGGAATCCAGGTCTTGATGAATATCTGTATATGCGCGCTTTGGTGGTTTTATTTCATCATAGACATAGCCAAGTTTTCTTAATTGCTTTGAATACTTGGCAAGCATTATCCATGCCGAATAAGCCATTGTTGGCGTCCAGTAAGATTCTGGAATTAGTGCTAATTGGGTGCCAATGCGGGAATCTGATTTATTAAATCCGACGCTGTCTTCAGTTACTGCGCCATCACACGAAAGGGCAATTGACCTTAGTGCTTCCGCCAGTTGCGAATATTCGCTTTCCACGCCTACTCAAGAACTGAAATAGATGACCAAAGAATAAGGTCATAAACTTCTGGAATTGCTTCAGTCTCTTCAGATTCTTTTTTGTGCTGGATAATTGCGTATGTCAATCGCGCAATTTCATCAAGGTAAGAAATCGTTTTATCTTCAGCAAGAAGAGTTTTTACCTGAGAAAGGCGCTCGCTGATTCCGTTACGGTAGCGCTGGGACTTGCGATACCAAGTATCAAACTTTTCTTTTTCATCAAGGTAATCCTTGTGAGAAACCACGCCAAGTTTTACATCTTGAGCCATCATGTTGACTCGCTCACGGTGATACATCGCGGATGACTCGTAGTCAGACAATGCAGTTAGTAGTGACTGGCACCATGCCAAGCGATTTTCTGGCGCTTGCAACCACTCAATCTCTTCGGTTGAGGCATCGCCCTTGCATTCGCGCTTGGCAATGTCCATGATATTTTTTCTGTCGACCATTATTTTTACTCCTATAGGTTTAAATCTTGACTTGCAGTATACCGCCGTGATATATCACGCGGGGGCATTGGCTTTAAATTCTCCAACAGCGTGGTCGCGAATGTGCTCATCAATTTTTGCTTCTGTCCGCAGAGCGGTATTCTCAACTCTATCAATTGAAATGCCAAGACTCTTGGCTACCGTTTCAATTTTGTCAACGACAAAGTTGTGGTCTGCTTTATTTTCTTCCCAGTTTTGTTTCGAAGCACGGCGACCGTGTTCAAAATATGCAACAGTGACTAGACCGAATGTGCTAATCAGTGCTACATACACTTCGGTCATTACTCGTCATCTCCAGCACTAGTAGCAAATCCAATTACATGAACAACTAGGGCCGCGATTGACATATAGATTCCCCATTTTTGGGTATCTCCGCTGAGGGTAATCAAAACAAGACCAGTTCCAGCCAGGGTCCAGCCGAGTGACGATAGTTCTCCAATGATTTTTTTCAACATATCTTGTCCTTGCCAACTAAGTACAGTTATTTTATTTAATCATTACTCGTGGTATAGGTAGAGTCGACTACTTAACGCGCGCACGCGCACGCGCACGGCGTTGTCTTTTAGCAGCATTTTTTCTATCTGGGTCAGGTACATCACCGCCACCGCCAGAGTTGCCTCCAGAAGGGGCTCCAGAGCCTCCAGAAGGGCCCGTAGAGCCTCCAGAAGGCGCAGATGCACCAGCAGCCCCAACTGCTGCTACAGCGGCTCCTGCAGCAACAAGCGTCCTTCTATCCCCAACATTGATTGAGGAGCCCAGGGCAACATATGTGTCAAACACTCCATCAAAGACATTGATTTCCTCTTCAAACGATTCCTTTACTTCCGCAGGGGCATCAACAAGAGCCTCCGCAATCGCTGCACCGTCTTCTGGTGAAACATTGTCAACAACAATTGCATCAAAAACTTCTGTCGCCTGTGACGCATCAATGCTTTCCAGGACCTTTGCGCTAGTTGCCAACTCGGTTGCTTGCTCGCCATCAATGCCGCCATCTTGTCCGATAATCAAATCAACAACTGCTGAAACCTGGTCGTTGCTGATACTTGCGTTTTCGAGGACATTAACAACTTCCGCAAATTTTTCCTCGTCTAGTTCTGTGCTTAAAACAGCATCGAATGTTCCGAGCAAAACCTCATCTGAAACTTTTTCGTCAAAGATTGCATTGATAAGTGTGCTGAATTCTTCGGCGCTAAGAGGAGCCTCAAGGATTGATTCTGCCAACGCGACAGTATCTTCAGCAGAAATGTCTCCGTCAAAGACGGCATCAAACACCGCAGCAAGTTCCTCGGTAGATAAATCAGCAGAAAGCAGGTTGTCAACAACGGCGACCATCTGCTCCTGTGATGCAGACTCGCTAAACACTGCATCCATAACTTCCTGAAGTTGCTCTAATGGAATATCCGCACCAACAACATCAAGAAGAATCGCGGATGCTTCTTCCGCAGATGTATTATTATCTAAAGTTACATTGTCAATAATTGCGTCAAGAACTTCTGTATCCAAAGGCTGAGAATCATCCAACTGGTCAAAGTCGGGGATGGTCACGGTAGTCTCTTCTGATGGTTCAGTTACTGTTATTTCCGTTTCTGGCTCTGAAGGTAGTATTTCATTCAGCATCTCTGGCAATGTCTCTACTGTTGCTATTTCTTCAGGCAGCGTCTCCTCTGTGGCTGGCGTGGTGTCTTCTGGGATTATGGGCTCTGGCTCAGGCTCTACGGGGACGACTACAACCACTGGCTGTGTGGTCGTTGTCGGCAATTCCGTCGTTGATGTTGTTGAACTACTTGTAGTTGTAGTAGTCGATGTTGACTGTGGAACAGTCGTAGTAGTCGTAGTAGTCGTAGTTGTTGTGGATGTTGTTGAAGTTGTAGTTGTGACTGGGGTTGCAGAAGCAGTGTAAGTTTCAATCATTGACGAATACACATGTAGAGAGTCATTGTCAGCGCGAACCCTAAACTGATAGGCAACACCATTGGTCAAGTTCCCTATAGTTGCGGATGTGTTATTGGATGCGATTGCAAAAGATGACTGCCAGTTGTTTGAACTGAAGAACACTGCGTAGCGTTCAACTTCGGCGTAACCAGAACCACCTTCTGGGGCATCCCAGGTAAGAAATACGCTCTCATTTCCTGCGACCGCCTGAAGGTTTGTTGGGGTTCGCATGCTCAACGGTGCAAGTGTCGTAGTTGTTGTTGACGCAATAGTCGTAGTTGTGCTTGTTGATGTAGTAGTACTTGAGGTCGTAGTAGTTGATGTCGTCGTAGTTGAAGGTGCATTTGATGGTGCAATATTTACATCCACTACATATGAAGTTCCGTACCAGCGATTTGGGTCTCCACAGCAAACGCCAGTGCGCAGGCGGTAAGTCCCAGCGCCTAGGTCTCTTGTAATGTATGAATCAAGACCATATTGGGAGTCATCATTTGCAGCAAGTAATTGATTATTTGAGTCATACAACCACAGCATTGAGTCAATTTGGTATTGCCAAGCGTATGTACGAACAGTAAACACTTGCGCTTCTTCCAGTGTAAAGTAATAATCGTTAGCGCCAGTCGTAGTAAAACTATCTGCTTTTGCTGATGAAATTGGGCCGAACAATGCCAAAAGAAGCGCAGGGATAACTATCCAGAAGCCTTTACGCAGTCTCATACCCGCTATACAATAAAACTATTTTATAAGATAGTTCTTATAGCCTGTCTAAATCTGCCTATCGGCGATGTTCCTGTTTTCTACTGGGACCAAAACCCCATGATGGCGTGCCTGGATATCCTTGCGTACCCATGTCATTCCGTATGTTGAATCTAGGTTTTGAGTACCTTCTCTGCGCTTTAGTCGTTCTGCCATTGACTGGAAGGTTGGGTCATCGCTTAGATTTAGGTATGAGTTATGCGACCACGGAAGGTCATAGAAGGCTGGTGCATTTACCAGAAGCGCTCCAGCAGTAGTCCAATGCTCTTCAATTCTTGGGTCTTCGCAGACAACTGGACCAGACAGGGCATACGATGGAACATCCGCCCCAACAAGTGGTCTATCGACTTCAAGCATCTTTTCAATAATATTTGCGTCCATTGATATGTCTGAATCGACATAGAGAATCGCTTGATAGTTAACAACTCCGTGATTCAATTCCGTGCAGTCTTCGCCCCAATGATGCCCGCTCGTGACACGGACTCGTTGGGCAAATTCACGGATTAGGTTGCGCCCAGTTTCAATGCGAATCCACCTGTTTCCAGAAGTAACTTGGGCGTGCATATCGTTAATTGAGTATGTCCAGTAATCTCCGTTGACTTCCTTGAGTGCATCAATCACTTCCTTGAATGGCTCAAGGCCACGGTTGTCAAGTTCAAATGCAGAGAACCATTTAACATTTGGAAACTTGCGCATGATTTCTGCTCTATCAGCCATCCAGTTCAGATGCTCTCTTGCATCGCATTTCCATCCGACAAGCGGAGTAGCGATAACAAAATGCATCTGGTAATCAACTTCTCTTAGAAATGGCATCTTTATCTTCTTTATGTAGTCGGAGCAAACACCTGCGTAGTGAGCGAGGTTAAGAGTTTTCACATCAGAATGAGACTCTGGCATAACCATGACACATTTATTTGATGCAAGTGGTTTCCCAGGAAAAGCCCAGACAAAACTGTTGCTAGTTATTGTGTAGTCGTCCGTATTGTGGAAGAAACAATGCAGTCCCGAGTCTTTGCAGATTCCAAGTGCCACATCGTTTTTGCAATGAATCCAGAGTTTCTGTGAGCGTTCTTGTAGCCAGCCAATCTCGATTTTGTGCTGTGGTCCATCATGCCCAAGAAATAGACCGTCTTGGTTTGCCCAAACATCTACCTCAACATCAAATCCCTGACTTATTGCAGCATCAATGTATTCAGGTGTGTTTTCAAGTTCTGGTTTAGGACCTTGAAGGTTCCCACGGTGGGATATGTAAATCATTTTTCAACCTGAACCCAAATCCAGTTTTTGTGGTTATCGCCAGGACCAGTTTCCCTAATATCAAATTTAAAGTTTTTGAAACCTATTTTTCCAACTAGGTCGTCAAATACTGTTTGCTCATCTTGGATACTTACATCTGAGTGACCGTTCGTGCTGCCAGCATCATAATTATTGTCGTAGTAGCCAGCAGTAGGTATCTCGCCCTTCCCGCCATAACCCATTTGGAAACATAACTTCCCGCCTGGCTTGAGAACCCTGTAGATATCCTTCAAGATATCAAACCTAATTTTATGCACGCAAATATGCTGGAAGCAGATTACGGCAAAAACCACATCGTAAACATCGTCGGCAATAGCAGAGAGATTGTCTCCGCTAGTTACATATAGGTTTGGCTCGGCAATGTTATTTGCCTTGACATTGAGACGCGCCCTTTCAATATTCACATGAGAAATATCTATCCCGTCAACCCGAGCAAAACGATTTGAGAACTTGACCAGGTTTCTTCCAGGTCCACATCCGTACTCAAGTGCTACAAGGCCATTTGTGTCAAAGTCCTTGAACAAGAAATTGTCATAGTCTGACCAGTTGTTGTGAGCATCGTATGAGCCAACTACTGGGTCCCTGAAATCAAGTGACCACTTTGCTGCATATTCGTCGTAATACGAATTCTGCATTCCCAAGTAATCGTCTTTGTCCTTGCTCATTTGTTGTTCTCCAAGTAGTAGTTCAGGTCTTCAGGTGTTCCGATTCCCCACATCTTGGGAACTTCCTTAATCCTAATCTTTTTATCATCCTGAATCGCTTCATTGAATACAGGGCAAACATAGAACTCATTATTTGTTCTAATGTCTTTTTCAATCATCTGGTTTGCATATTTGACATAGTCAGAACCGTGCTTCCAGTAATAGATTCCAACGGTGGCATTATCTGAGATTGGGTTCTTCTCTGCCACTTCTGACACGAAGCCATCATCTCCAAGTTTTGCATAGGACCATTTTGGATGGGTTGCCTTGAATGTCAGGATTCCGCCGTCAATCTCGTCAGCACCAAACGCATAGAGGCATTCATTGCTATCCCATTCAACGACTTGGTCGGAGTTTGCCATTAGCAATGGCGCGTCAGTATCGATGAGGTGCGAAGCCAGCAGGGTTGTGCAGGCGGCCCCTTCTGTCATTCCATCAACCAAGACAATGTCGCATCCTGGCTTTATGAGGTTGAGAACCTGCTTTAGGTTGTATTTCTCGTAGTGGTCTTTTTGAACCAAGAAAATAAAGTGCGCGTCAACATTGAGGTTGTCAACAACTACCTGAATCATTGGCTTGCCATTTACCTCGATAAGCGGCTTTGGGAATGTGTAACCAGCCTGAGCAAAGCGTGAGCCAGCGCCTGCCATTGGTATCAAAACATTCATCTTTTCGTTCCTCCAAGCGACTGGCTTTTTGCCACGGGTTTCAATTTCATCAACGAACTTCATCAAACTATTTTTATTAAGGTCGTCGGCATTCTTGATTGCAAAAAGATTGGCGCCAGAACTAAGTGCGCCTTCCCTTCCAATATGTGAATCCTCAACAATAATGGTGTTTGCTGGACTTGAATCTAAAGAGACTATGCACTGCCAGTACATCTCTGGGTGCGGCTTGTGGTGCTTTACATCCTCGTTGCTCATGATGTAACTGACATATTTGAGCACACCAATTGCATCAAGCGCCGTGATTACAGTATCCCTAATCGCGTTACTTGCCACAGCAATCTTCCATCCGCGCTCCTTAAGGGTCTGCATGATGTCAATAGCGACATAGTTCTTTGGAAACTCGGACAAGATTTTTAGCGTTGCTTCTTGCTTGTCTTCCCAAACTTGCTGGTGATTCGATTCTGGAAGTCCCTTGTTTTGACTCAACATCTTTAACTTTGTAGTTGTGCCAAGTCCGTCGTACATTGACAGATGCTCATCGCGGGAAATCACATACTTTGGGTCAATCCTGCTGAGGGCGATATTTAGGGAGTCATAATGCACATCCCTAGATTCAATTAGAACACCATCAAGGTCAAAGATTACAAGGAAGTTACTTTTCATGTGGGTTTGGTCCCGCATGTCTGTGCCACTTATTGTGACGAACAATACTCTTACCATTGCACTTCATCAGATATTTATCCCTCACGCGCATTGACCACTCTACATCTTCTTCTTCGTTCCATCCGCGAGACTCGTCCAGCGGCTCTTCCAGCATCACATGCTTTTTTAGCATGAAGAACCCGCCAGAGATATACATATATTGCGTTTGAGTCCAGTCGTTATAGTCAAGCGACCAGGCCCTACCGTGTCCAGGCTTGTCCCATAATGACCAATCCATTGGATTGCGTGCTCCATTGATTAGGTACTGGGGGCATGAGCAGATTTCCCAATCTGTCCCGAACTTCTTAAACTCTTCATACCAAGCACTATCAAAAATGTGGTAATCATGCATTAACACAATGTTTTCGTACTTCGCGTTCTGAACAAGAATGTTCTTTTTGCGGGTAATCCATCGCGGCTTTATTGACTCGTCAAAGTCAATCTTTACGATGTCATCGCCTTCAATCCCAGACGAATCTCCGCCGCCTACAAAAAGCATTTCGTACTCTGGCACTCCAAGACTTCGGATGTTTTCAACAATTTCAGAAAGTCTATTTTTATCTTCGTAAACAGTGATTATCCCAAAGGTCCACGGAATGTCATGCATTCTCCGCACCTTCTAGTATTGAGCGATAAACATGATTCCATTCAGGTCCACGCTTTTCCATAGTGAATAGGTTCTTTACATTTGCAAGATTCTCTTCAACTTCGTCTTTGCGCATTGATGGGTCCATAAGTTCGTTTAAGTGGTAATTCCACTCACTCTTGTTTCGCGCCACTCTTCCAACTCCATAACTTGCCATAAATTCATACTCGGGGGACCAGGATGAAATAAACGGAATGCCAGCGGCGACATACTCAAGTCCCTTGATAAAAGACTTTGCATGATTGAATTGAACATCGTTCAATGGAACAATTCCAATATCAATTGGTGCAAAGAGTTTTGGGTAATCTAGAATTGGGACCAGTGGGAGCGTCGTAGTGGAATCCGCACTAATCCCAAGTTGGTCGGCGGCGTGTGCTGCATTTGTCTGCAAGTGCCCAGAATGATGAAACTTTAGACCGTTGCTATTTATAAATGACCCCACAGAATCTGCCACCGATTCAAGGTCACTTGAGCGCCAAGGGGTAGCCCCAACCCAGCCAATTGTTGGCTTATCAACAAAGTTGACTTTGTTTCTCTTCCACCTATCAAGGTCAATGCCGTTTCGCACCATGAAGACATTGTCATTAAATTTTGAATAGTAATCGCCGAGGAATGGGGTTGACACCACAATGGCGTCGGCAAGAGCGATTATTTTGTTATAGATATCTCTGTTATTCTCTGGGCTTTTCTCTGGGTCTGTAACATCGTAAGCACGGTTTGTCTTTTCTAGACCGTCATGCCAGTCGTCAATATCCACGACAATAATCTGCCCCAGTGCCTTTGCTTTGTGCATCTCTTCCAGAACTCTCTGATGCATAATGAGTTTAAAAACAATTATATCCCAACCGTGGATTGCCTTTTCGTCCTCAACCATTAATCCGAATCCATGCGCTTCGTTAAATCCAGGGAAACCCATACCAGTACCCCACTGGTGCTTCTTTAGTTCCCTTGATGGAAGAAGGCAGCGATACCATCCGCAACCATTGGGTTGAAGCGGCTTTGTTCCCCAAGACCAGTCAAATGTCAAAAAAGAGATATTTGGGTTCTTTTCCATTTTTCTTCCTGTATTGTCTTCCAAGGTATGCGGCGCGATTCAACGCTACATGATAATAACACACCCGATTGGTTAACGAAAAACCACTAAGAGATATCAGTGTATTTTATAGAGTCTTTTTTTCTTTTGCTTTTATTGTAGGCAGAAATGAACTCTGGTGTACCTATTACATTTTGTCCGCCATCAACTTCATATAGCAGATTATATGAATTTTCTAGGGCAAAAAGTATAATCCAACTTAGTGTTGAAGCATTCATTGGTTTGCCCGACTCAAGTACCGACATATACGAAATATCATCTAATCCTGGGTATGCAATTATCACATTAGATAATTCTGGTTTTAGCCACTCTGGAATGCGTGGGTCTATTAGCCATCCACACTTAAATGCTCTGCACATCTCTGGTCTTTCTTCATGGATGGTGCAACCGACACCCTTGTCGACATAGTGGCAAGGTCTCCCATTATAGAAAACATGACCGTTTATCTCTCCAGAAAAGTACCCTTCACAGCACCTTGTGCATGTTCCGCATGACCTATTCAACTGGCTCTCCAATTTTAAATATTTTTGGGTTATGCATTATTCGGATTGCGTCTCAACAATGTTATCTTTTATTTCGCGTAATATTTGATTCCGCAAACCCGAACGCCTAAATATCTCATACTTTTCCGTCAATTTTGAAAATCTTGGCAGTGGGTTCAACTGAACCAAGGAAAGCGCTATCGTGCTGAGTCTTTTTGTTACCTGATAACGATGTAGTCTTATCCTTTTATCAGTATGAAACTCAATATACATAAGTGGCTCATCCTGGTTTATTTGCAACTCATTAATCCCATCCCAAAGATTGAACTCGGCATTAAATGGTCTATACCATTTACCAATGTCAAAACGGCCAGGAACTAGCGAGCCATATTTGCTGCTTTCAACATTGTGAAAGTACGGAGATGTCATGGATGCCATGACACTTTCATCTGAAAAAAGTAATAGCGAATACTCAAAATTTACAAGCATATTATTCTTTAAAGTTGGCTGATGCAAGACTGAACTTGGTGTCTGCAGTATTTCTGGAATATCGTAAAAAACTTTGTTATCAACATATGTTGTATGATTTTTTACCATATTGTTAAAAACAAAAATATTCTTCATCTTGCTTGACACAGCAGGGCATTTAATGAATGTATCTCGCTGCTGATTACCAGCGTAGTTTTCCACACATTGGCTGTATAAAGAATTTGGTGATGGGTACAGGTGATTTAGGTCAAAGGCTAATGTTTGGTTCCAGTAAGGAGCCCAATATATGTCAATATATTTACTGTCATCGTTTGTTTTGTATTCATACATTTAAAATGTTATCCAGTTCCTCATTTGATACTTCTCGTGGGATTATCTCTGTCTGCATTGTATTGGGTGATTCATGGTCTTGGGTGAATTCATCACAGTGAATAAATGAACTAATTATCCATTTATCCCCAGAAATCGGAACAAGCCCAGCGTGCTGATGCGTCCACGATGCTGGGAATACCGCGATTCTTCCAGACACCGCATTTATTGATACATCATGGTCGATAAACCCAGTTCCGCCACCCTTTTCTACTGTATTTAAATATATAATTACTCCAAGAACGCGCTTATTTACTGGGTGCTCCGTCCAAGGAGAGCCATCATGGTGGATTCTGTAAAACCCATTATTTTTCACATAATGCTGAAGTCTAAATCCAGTGTTATATAAAACAGGTGACTGTTGCAAGACTGGGAATTCTTCAATATATAAAGCCATTGCTGATGACAATGCTTCTTGGATTTCAAAATAGTTTTTATTGAGCGACAAAGAATAAATGCCCATTGACTCATATGTTCCTGGATGAAAGTGGAAATCCATCGACGATTTTATATTTGGGTTATACCCACCAATTGTCGGCCCGTTAGAAAAAAACTGACCGTAATTTTTTATGCATTCTTGGATTATCTCATCACAGCATTGTTTTGTTATCAGGTCATCAATAAAGGCAATATGCCCAGATTTTTCTCCTGCGTATTTAAGCATATGAGCCAATCTCTGATTCTTCCCCATTTGAAACTGAAAAATTTACCTCTGTAATCTTTATGGACTCCAGAAATACAGAAATTGAATAGTATCCCTCTGACTCAAAAAATGCAGGTAGCGCGCAGTGATGCAGGTCGTGTTTAATTACATCCATCTTGAATGTTTTTCTAATAAGAGCATTATCCATAGAAAGAAAAAAATCAAGTTTTGAGCAGTCTACGAAATCGTCATAGTAATTGAATGACATCGACCTGTTTGGTTTTATAACTGGTGGGAATGGCAAAAATCCAGAGTATATGGGTATTAAAATAACGCTAACTTTATCTCTATCAAATTCCATTCCAGTCGTTCGCTCGGAGTCGCCAATCTGAATTGGCAAAGACCACTCCTTTGCAATTAATTCAGCCTCTTCAATATTTTCAACTGACGGACAAAATACAACCCTATCCATTGTCGCCTCCTATTTTTTTATCTACCCTGTTTTGCTCATGCTTATATGCGCCTTCCCACGAGACTCGGCGATGAATATTGTCAAAACCAAGGTTATTCAGCAATTTGTAAATCCCAGAATCGCCTTTAATCAATTCAGAATTTTTTATTACATCTGCTCTCTTGAAGGGTATGGCGTGGAACATTGGTGTTCCTTCCGCGATTGAGAATTCAGAAGTGCTTGTAATATTTAGAACGATATTGCAGTGGTGGTAGTAATCAGTGTTTACAACACCAGCCATTACATGGTAGTTATCATTTGGCTCCCACTGTGGATGTATAAAAAGTGTGGAGTACCCAGGGGCAGTCTTAAAAAGCCACGGGTTAGTCAGTTTCAAGTATGATGACTCCTCGCGACCTTTAATCGAGGCTACTGGGCACTTTCCAGCCTGTTCCGCTGGAAATTGGTTTCCCATAAGTTCGTTATGAGACATTATTTGAGCAAACTCTTCATTGCTTAAGAATTCAGCACCGTATAAATCTGGGTCAAGAATGTCATACTTTGCGTCCCAGTTTTTATGAAGTTTATTTAGTGGTGTCCTTACATCCAACTTTGCCCACAGCGGAACAGTGTATCCGCCACGAATATAGTCGCTGAGTCCGAAGCACCTCTTTAGACCGCTAGTTCCGCCAGCGATTTCCTTATACCAATCTGGGGTTTTTTTCCTATTCTCAAATACCTCAACCTTTGGATGCCAAAGTGTATTTGATACAGGAACTGCTAGTAGTTCGTATGGTTTTGGTACTGGTATTTCTGAAAAAATATCAGCCTTTACTACACTACCTTTTTTTGAAAATAGACGCATGGTCAACCAATGTTTCCTTTAGTGCATTTGTTTTTAATTCTGCAAATATACGGGCTGCCTTTTCTCTTGAGCCATAGGCATTTAATTCCCTTGTTGCTATCTCCCTAGATACTAGCCCTTGTCCTTGAGCAACATGCCAAAAATGAGCACTATGAAATACTTCATAGCCGAATATTGGTGTGTCATACGACTGTGGGCAGCGCTCTTTCCATAAATCTATCAATGTGCTTAATAATTCTGGCTTTTCTGCATTTTGTTGTTCCCTCCACATTTCTGTGTCAGACCTGTCAGAAATATAGTGCATTGCGACCATCGTTACTAGGTTCTCCATAAGCAGCGCTGTTTGCTTATTGTGCTGTTCAATAACCGCCTTTGAACCAGGGACATATGCCCCTATAACCGATACCAGCATCCTGGCCTGCTGAATAGATGTGGCAATTGAGGTTGCTTCTAATGGCTCAAGGAATGATGAGGATAGACCAACGGCAGCACAATTGTATGCCATTGCTGTCTTGTAGTATCCAGATTTAAATTTAATTATTCTTGCTGGCTGAATATCCCTGCCATGTGCGTCAGATATTTCCTTTACGGCCTGCTCGTCCGAGCAGAAATCTGAAGCAAAAACATACCCATTTCCCCTTCGCTCTTGAGTTGGTATCTCCCACATCCAGCCATTTGGCATTGCCCTTGCCCTTGTGTATGGCCTGATTTGACCAGACTCATCAGACTCTGTCTGAAATACTGCAGCAGAATCGCATGGCAAAAATTTTCTATATGAGTAAAAGTCGGAGTCGTTGTCAACAAGTTTGCCCATTAGGGCACGGTGAAATCCAGATGAGTCAATGAAGAAATCTGCTGCTACTTCAGTTTTATTCTGCAATATGACTGACTCGATATTCCCATTCTCTGAGTTGCGAGTTATATCCTCAACTTCTCCATCTATAAATTTGATTCCTCTTGATTGTGATACATCTTTCAAGTATGTATTGAGTTTAAAAGTATCAAAGTGGAACTGATTCACAGCATTATGTGGACTTTGCTTATTCAACGGAATTTTATTATTGTACAAATGACTTATCATTGCATTTGTTAGCAACATATTGTTTTCTATAGCAAATGCGTAGTTCCCAGCAAAGTAGTGCGGACCTACCTCTCCACCACTAACGCTGTGGAAATAATCTGGGGTATGTGTTGTCCATCCCTCAAACCTTATGCCGTATTTATGCGTTGCTGCACAACGGTCAACCATCTCATCAACTGATATTCCGTGTTTATCTTGGAAAAAAATACGCCAGTGCTCAGTTGAGCCTTCGCCAACTCCGATAATCCCAATTTTCTCCGAGGACACAACAGTAATTTCGTGGTATGGAAGGTGCCCTTTTAAAATTATTGCAGAGACAAGTCCAGATGTTCCTGAACCAACAATGCAAATGTGCTTTTTCATTTCATTCAAACCATGAAACAAATGAATAACGAACCGTATCATCGCTAATACCAGTTGGATTTACATGGTGATAATAAGGAAAATTAGATGGGAATAGGATAATGCTTCCAGCCTTTGGCTTTACTGTAACCCCAATCAATGGAAAGACAATCTCCCCACCAGTAAAATCATCATTTAAAAATCCAATAATACTCAACACCCTTTTGTTGTCTGGATGGTGGTCAATGTGGCCTTTATACTCCGCTCCGCGACCATACTTGAGAACCCTAAATCCCTCATCTTGCTGCAAATTTAACGAATACATTGTACGATAATGCCAAATTGCCTGTTCTAGATTCTCTCGTATGTTCAACCAGGAATCAGAAAGTGGTTTCATTCTTTCGACAGTCATGAGTTCTTTGTCGAGTTGGAGCGGGCTTAATTCGCAACCCAAAGAAGAGCGATAGTCAGTTACAAACTGGTTATTATTAGAACCAGTTCTAGTTTGATACCAATTTAAATATCCCCAATCACGCTTGCATTCTTCTTCTAGTAAGTCAATAAAATTTTCTGTTTTGAAGACTCTGTCATACTGAACAATACATGTTCCAAGTTGCTCGTGTTTCATAAGAATATAGTATCACTAATCTCTGCAATGTCAATGATTAAATTATTAGAAATTTATCATCCATCAATGTCTTGCACGAAAGTCGTATTTCCAGTTGCAATATGCGTGCTGATATTTCTGGTTAGGACTACAAGCCCACCCTGTTTTCCAGTCGCACCAGTTCCACCCTGCGCACCAGCGTTTCCAGAAGTTCCTGGGTTTCCAGGGTTTGCCGTTCCAGCCGCGCCTCCAGGATATGTTGGGTTGTGATATTGCGTACCAGGATGTGAATAATGGAATGAACTTCCTGGGTGTGAGTGATAATAAACTGTTGCTGGGGTGTGGTGCGCGTACGCATTAACATGGTGCCAACCAGGGTTGTGCGCGCCGTATTTACCGTTATGGCTACTGCAGCAGTGGTATGAGGCTTCTGGGTTATGAGCGGCTGCGTTGTGAGCGCCTGCATGTCCAACTGGGTTGTGCCCAACAGCGTGACCAGTTGGGTTATGTGCAGATGTTCCAGCAACAGTGGTTCCAGCATTTCCTGCGACACCAGCATTTCCAGGATTTCCCGCACCTCCTGGATTGCCTAATGAGCCAACATTTCCTGAAGTTGGTTCGCTAACAAATGTTCCCGTTCCAGTGATGGTTTTAGCAACTACTACAACGACTCCGCCACCTTGTCCACCAGTTCCGCCAGCACCGCCAGTTCCTGCCGCACCAAACGAGCCTCTTGTCCCAGCCGTTCCTGGGTTTCCAGCGGTTGCTCCACCGCTAGGCGAAGGTGCTGCACCTCCAGGGTTTGCTGTTCCGTCTGTTCCAGTGGAACCCAAGTTTCCAGCGGCTCCAGTTGACCCATCAGCACCAACCGCCCCAACATACCACCGTGACAAACTTGCACCAGATTGGACTACTCCATTTAACAGTGAATCGTAGTCCTTGACATTTCCTACTGGGAGAGTTCCAGATGAGTTTGCTGAATCAATTGAACTGCCAGCAGAGAATCCGCCAGTTCCATCTATTCTTGTTAGTACTGTTCCAGCCAGCACTGCCGTAGTTTGGGCTACTCCAGCAGGCATTCCGACTGTGCCGTTGTTGGTCAGTGTATTCTTTACGAATAATCTAAATCCGTTAGTAAATAAAGTTACAGATGCACTTACGGTCAAAGTATCATAATACATGTCTCGCGACAAAAAAGTATTTGTTGAAATTACAACAGTTCCATCAACGCCATTTCCGAATAACTTATCTGAGCCAGTCTTTTGAACTGGAGTTGTCCGTGTTGATGAAAATCTGTTGATTAAAGGCATTACGCCACCTGCATGTAATTCACTGTTCCAGCGGAACAACCAGTGCCGCCAGTAACATCTGTTGAAACGGAACTATTTAGCACCGTTGCAGAAGATACTACCAAAATAACACCGCCACCGCCACCACCAGCACCTGCGGTTCCTGGGGCTTTGAAATATGCGGTTCCAGATGAAACGGTTATATAACGAGCAGAAATAAGTACCACTCCACCGCCTGCTCCAGATGCTCCACCAGCACCACCGCGAAGGAATGTTGGAGTTGTGCTAGATGCAGTTACTGCCCATCCACGAATAGCCTGCAGCGGTTGCTGGTAGTACTGTGAGCCGCCAAGAGCCGCCGTTGGTGCAGTTGCAGTCTGTGTCGCGCTCGCGCCACCAAGGCTATGTGTTACAGCAACTGTTGCTGCTCCACCCTGCGCTACTGTTCCAGCAGTTGAATATCCTGTTGAGTGACCAATTACTGAGTTTGGACCAAGAGTCAGCGTATTTCTAACAAATATACGGTATCCGTTAGGAGTTAATTGAATACCATCAGCAATCGTAAGATTGTTATAGAACTTGTCCGAAGTAAGGGATGTATTCGATGAGATTGTTGCGTCTCCATCACTTCCACTGCCATACACTGGGTCTGGCAAGTTTAGGTATGTGGCAGTAGCAACAAGTGCGCTGGAAATAGACGAAGTTGCTTCAGCCGTTGATATTCCAGTTCCGTTCACGCGAACGAACGCAGCCATTACGACTCCTCAATACCAGTAACAATAATATTTACTGCGGTGTTTGCACTTGCATAACCAATAAGTTGGTCGCTGTTTGTTGCGTTTGCAGTACTTCCGTTATTTGTAAAAACAAGGTTTGTTGAAAGTAAAACTGTTTCGTTCGCAGCAAGCGAAAGTGCATTTGTGAAGTTCTGAGTTGAAGCCTGAGCCACATTTAATGGCTTTAGAACAAGCGTTACCGTTACCGCGCTGCCAGTCGTATTGCACAGAATAATCTGCTTTGCAATAGCCGTGGTACTAATCGGTGTGGTATAAAGAACCGTTGATGTAGTTGTCGTTAGTTGGGAAGGCCCAACAAGACGCTTCTGTGTTAATGCCATTACATAACCTCCATATAGAATCTTATCAGACTATCTCTTACTGCTGTTGTAGTAAATGCTGTTGTAGCAATCTGGGTAGTATTTGTTCCAGCGGATGCCGTGGCAGCCGTTGGTGCGCCAGAGAGTGCAACACTTGACTTAATTGCCGTAACTCCAGTATCAGAAACTGAAATATCTCCAGTTTCCGCCACAGCGGTTGGTACTCCAGAAGCGTTATAAACAATGATGTTTCCAGCAGTGCTTGTTGCTAACTTGCTGAGTGCAATGCCCGCTGATGCACTAATGTCTCCGTTGACGATTGTCCCGTCAGAAATCATTGCGCTAGTAACTGTTCCAGTATCGCTAGTGGTTATAACACCACTCTGATTGACCCATGCACTCCCATTCCACTTCAGGAAATCTCCAGTTGAAGGAGATGGTGCGGTAACATTGCCGATATCGTCCAGGGTATTAATTGTTGGAACTGCGGCTGCGACCCATGCGGCAGACGCCGATACATACTTCAGGAATTGCCCATCTGTCGGGCTAGGAGCGTCAACATTGCCAATGTCATCAAGGGCATTGATGGTCGGCACTGATGCTGGAACCCATACGGATGACGCTGAGAGATACTTTAGAAAGTTTCCATCAGATGGTGACGGTGCCGTGACATCGGACAGGTTATCCAAAGCAATGGCACCTAAACTTATCCATTTTTCGCCATCGTATTGCCAAGTAGAAAAACCTACGGCATAAGTTTGACCGTTTGTTGGGGAATCTGGGAAGTTAATAGCCATAAGTGCTTAGTCTCCTTGTTTCTTCATTGCTGGTCGGCAGATAGTCCACTTGTATTTCTTCCAACAAAAGTATCACCCGCAATATTATACCGTGACGAGGCAATTTGGTTAGAGCCTGATATTGGGCGGGATTGGCTGTATATCCATTCACCGAGCGTGTCGGCTCTAGCGACGGTAGACCATAATGCCAGTAAGGCTACTGGAACAAAAATTAACCAACGACTTTTAATCATACTTTTTTGGAACCCAATATTTTTGAGAATACCCACCAATTAACTTGCTAAAAATTTTGTGCATCCTAAACAGGTTAGTTTTTTCGTTTAATTTTATTCTTTCACTTTTCCAAATTTCTCTCTTAAAAGGAATTATTTGAAGTATTGGAGTTCCTGCTGGTATTAATCCAGTAAAACCTTTTTTAATAAAGAAAGGAATACTTCCAGTTCCAGCAAACAAACCAGTATCTGTATCAATCACTCCAGCAGTAGTAACAAAAGGAGATTCAGTATCATTCAAAGGTTGCTGAATCAAACACGAATAACCCTTTGGGGTAATTGGGGCATAATACATTTGCCAAGCAAACTCGTTTTCATGGCAACCAATTGGGGTTGGAATACTTTTTCTGGTTGCAACTATAAACGGATTAGGTTGACAGGCATACACCCATTCAATTTCATCTCCAACTTCTGTAATATAAATATCAGTCCAAGTTTTATATATGTAACCAGCCGTCATTGCATCCCTAAAAGGAACACACGCTTTAACGGTTAAATCAAGTCTGCCATTAAACATTTTTCTAGGAAGGTTTACGGCACGCAATCTTTTGTACCAAGATGGAATAGATTTTGTTGCTGATTTTGGTACTTCTACAACATCCCAAGCATCATTGTTTGTTGATTCAAATGTAATTAATTTTTCTTTTAGAAAGAAATCCAAGAAATAGTTGCTTCGTCCCATGCGTACAGTTTTCCTTCTTCAATAGTTGGATGTGGAACTGGAGGTTGCCAATCAAAATTTTGGTCTAACGACCATGAAGCATACGGTTTTTCAAATATAAAAACATCATTTTCTCTAAGATATTGCAGCCCCACGGAACCATACTGTTTGCGTATTTCAGGTGAAGTTTGTAGCCATTCGCCATCAAGACCTAAAGATGCAATAAATGTTTGACCTGCTTGTTCCGACTCAGGGAACACGCCTCCAGCGCAATCACTATCATCAATAACAATCACATTCGTAACAATGTTGTTTTCAATTTTTGCAAAGTTAGCCATAGTTATACCAGTGTAATTACGAAGTTAGATGAGCCAGTAAAAGTGTGAATGGTATATCCACCACTGGTAGATGTTGAACCACCAGTAACAGACATACCAGCAGCAGCAGATGTCAAGTAGGAAACATAAACCACACCTTGAACTCCAGCACCTCCACTGCCAGAAGCGTATGCACCGCCACCTCCACCAGCACCATATTGTGACCCATTTGCGCCGTTGCCGTTCACTGCTGCGCCACCATTACCGCCACCGCCTGAACCACCTGCACCGCCAGTTCCAGAACCACCACCACCTGCACCACCAAATACGGTTGAACCTACGCCGTTAATAGAACAGGCAGTTCCAGCACCACCTGCTGCACCTTGTGCGCCACCGTCACCAGATTTACCGCCAGTACCACCAGTATTTGTAGTACCAGAACCGCCAGCGCCACCGTTACCGCCGACATTTCCAAATGCGTTAGCACCAGTACCGCCACCATTCCCAACAACAGTTGAACCAGTAAAGTACGAAACAGATTGACCAGAAACGCCACCAACAGTAATCGTGTACGAACCAGCAGCCTGAGCAGCAGGTTGAACTACACCACTTCCAGCACCACCACCGCCTCCACCGCCGCCGCCTGAACCAGTACCACTACCGCCAGAACCACCACCGCCAACAACAAGTGTTTGAACGGTAAGAGTTGAAGCAAGTGTTGTGAAAGCAACACCAGCCGATTGTGAACCAACACCATAAGCGTTCTTAGGTCGCATATAAACTGTATATCCAGTAGATGCCGTCAAACCAGTCAAGTTCTTAGGACTTGACGAAACACCAGCATCAACCCAACTAGACAAATAATAATCGTAACCAGTTATCGCACCACCACCAGCAGTAGTTGTAAAGTTCACTGTTGCTGTAGTTCTTGAAATACTGCTTACAGAAGTAATTGTTGTTGTGCCAGTCGGGATTCCATCGGTTGTAAACGAAACACCAGTTGAAGCAGGACCAGAACCAACAGCATTAACTGCACGCAAATAAACCGTGTATGCAGTGTTCTGTGTTAAACCACTTACTGTTACTGGACTGGTTGCATCAGCAGGGGATAGTGCTGTCCATGAAGAGTTGTTGAACGAGTATTCGTAGTTCGTAATTTCCGAACCACCGTCGTCAGATGGAACAGTAAAAGAAATAGAAACACTTGTATTGATTGGAATAGCACTTAAAGAGGTTGGGGCTGTTTTGGGTGCGGTTGCACCCTTCATACTCCCAATCATTCCCGATATTGCACCAGTCATCAGGTAAGTCCGTTACCGCTAATTATCCACGAAGTAGAAGTTATCTTTACAGCAGTTGCCATACCAAACGCTGCAAGAGTTCTGGAACCAGTTGTTCCAGCACCAGCAAGATACATTGTGTCTGATGTAATTGCTATTGTTACCGTCGCGCCAGAACCAGCAATAAACACAACAGTTGAACCAATAGGCATAGCAATTGTTGCATTAGCAGGGATGGTTACCGTGCGAGTTGCACTTGAATAAATGTGTTTTCCAGCATCTGCCGCAACAACCCCGTAAGCACCAGTAGTTGCAGAGTTCTGCGGCAAACCCATATAGCCAAAACCAGTAGTGCCAGTTGTTGTTGTCCCAGCACTAGGGCTTCCAGTTACACTTCCAGTAAATGTTGGGCTGGCAAGGTTTGCCTTGAGAGCATCTGCTGTATCAACATAGGCTGTCGTAGCGAGAGCCGTAGAATTATTGTTTGCCGTTTGTGTTGTTGCAATAGTTCCTGTGGGGAGCGTAGGTGTTCCAGTAAATGTTGGACTAGCAAGGTCGGCTTTCGCAGCAAGAAGAGCGTTATCGTTTACCCAAGCAGTTCCACTCCATTTAAGAATGTCACCAGATGATGGTGTTGGCGCTGTAACATCAGTCAAGCCATCCAACCCAACAATGGGTCCTGCTGGACCTGTTGAACCAATTATTTCAACCCAAAATGAGTCGTAATAAACATAGGTTTTTCCAGTATCAGACTCATACCATATTTGACCAGCCAACGGTGATACTGGTGGTGTGTCAGAGACAGTTGCGCCACCAATAATGGTTTCGGCAACCCATGCGGCAGACGCCGATACATACTTTAGGACCTGTCCATTAGATGGTGAAGGAGCAAAAACATTGCTCAAGTCGTCTAGTGTTGCGTTCAAAGAAACAGAAGCCGAAGAGCCTTCTCCTGGGGTATGTGAAACCGTGATTCCAGTACCAGCAGAGAGTCCAGACATATAGTTGCCCGTTGTATCCGTGCCGAGAGCGACGCTATTAGCAGCAATTGTCGCAACACCAGCGCCGTCAATTGTTATGTCTCCAGAAATTGTTGTCGCTGTTACTACACCAGTTGTAGTTGTTCCAAGGAGAATCTGACCAGCGGTTGCGTTAGCAAGTTTGCTATGAGCAATTGCGGCAGATGAACTGATATCTGCGTTAACAATTGTTCCATCGGCAATCATCGTGCTGGTAATCGTTCCAGATGGTGCTGAGAATGTACCAGTAAACGAAGCGTTATTGATTGGTGCGGCATCTGTAATGCCATAACCAGAAAGTGTTGTTGGGTTAGTTCCTGCGGTCACACGCCCATAGGTGTCTACTGTTACCGATTTGTATGTCCCAGTTGCGGAGATTACCCCAGAAGCGAGGTCAATATTGTCAGCATTAACAACAATTCGTGAAGAACTAGCAGTTCCAATGTCTAGGGTGTTACCCGTAATAGACATACCAGTTCCAGCAGTAAGTGCCGCTGTACCAGTAAATTGTGTAAACACAACATTGTCTGTGCCAAGGACTATTGCACCATTGGTGCCTGTTCCTGTAGTTGTTTGAATAAAACCTTGGTTTGCATTTGTAGTTCCGTAAAGAACAAAAATGGCATCTCCTGGCACAATAGTGCCTTCTGCTCCAGAGTTGTCCATATCTGTTGCTCTTGTGATAACCCAAGGAACAGACACTGAACCAACCGTGGTAAGAGTGTAAACACCATTCTGCTTTGCATCGGTTTGGTTCTTAATAAGAACTCTTTGACCAACAGTTACTGATTCTCCGTCAAGTACAGAAAAAGCACGGTTTGTATCAGCAGTAAGAGTTGCTCCTACTCCAGCAGTTCCGTTACTGTAAGTTGCTGATAAGTTTGAAACTGATGAAGCATGCACCGCCTGATGCCAGTTAATACCTGATACAAATGAATCAACATACTGTTTTGTTGCCGCTTGAAGGGCTGAAGATGGGTTTGCGGCGAGTGTCACGGTTCCCGTTGCAGTAATGTTTGCAAAAGTTACCGATGCACTTGTTCCAATTGCTTGCCCAATGGCTACAGTCGGAGTTGCTGTTTCCCCAGAGTTATTGGTAAGGGTTACACCCGTTCCAGCAACAAGAGATGCAACATAGTCACCAGTCGTGTCAGTACCAAGAGCAACTGCGTTTGGCTGTACCGTGGCAGTAATGGTTACATCGGACGAGCCATTGAAAGAAGCAGAGCCGCTGACATCTCCACCCAAAGAGATTGTTCGTGCATTTTGCAGAGTCGTTGCTGTAGAGGCATTTCCAACCAATGACGCAGTAACAGCAGCAAATGTAACCGATGCGCTTGTTCCAACGGCTTGTCCAATGGCTACCGTTGGGGATGTACCTTCACCTGGTGTGTGCGTAATGGTCACACCAGTTCCAGCGGTCAAATCGTTTACATAGTTTCCAGTTGTATCGGTGCCGAGCGATACTGAGTTCGGCTGAATGGTTGCGGCTATTGATGCATTTGTAGAACCGTTAAAAGAAACCGAACCAGTTACATCACCAGTTAGTTCAATCGTTCGTGATGTTGCAAGCGAACTTGCCGTATCTGCGTTTCCAGTCACATTCCCGATGAGTGGTGCCGTGACAGCGGCAAACTGCACAGATGATGAAGTCCCTACTGCCTGACCGATTGCAATCGTTGGACTTGTTCCTTCGCCAGGAGTATGCGTTACGGTGACGCCCGTACCAGCGGTCAAATCATTAACATAGTTGCCAGTTGTATCTGTTCCAAGGGCAATACTGTTTGGTTGTACAGTTGCTGTAATGTCAACATTTGTTGAACCATCAAACGAAACAGAACCAGAAACATCGCCAGAAAGAGAGATAGTGCGTGCGTTCTGTAGGGTTGTGGCTGTAGCAGCATTTCCAGTTGTTGAGCCAGAACTTCCAGTGACATTTCCAGTGACATTTCCAGTTAGAGACGCCGAAACATGCGCAAATGTTACGGATGCAGATGTTCCGACAGCCTGACCAATTGCGATGGTTGCATTGGAGCCTTCACCAGGAGTATGGGTAATGGTTACGCCAGTGCCCTGTGTCAGGTCTGACATGTAATTGCCCGTGGTGTCAGTTCCAAGAGCAACCGAGTTTGGCTGGATGTTTGCAGTGATTGAAACATCGGACGCACCGTTGAACGATGCGGAACCGCTAATATCACCAGACAAAGAAATTGCGCGGGAAGTCTGGAGTGTGGTTGCAGTGGTTGCGTTTCCTTCAAGCGGAGCAGTTACTTTTGCAAACTGCACCGAAGCAGATGTAGCAACATCTTGTCCGATAGCGATTGCTGGAGTTGCACCTTCGCCAGAGTTGTTGTTAAGAGATACGCCAGTTCCTGCAACTAATGAAGATACATAGTCGCCGCTAGTGTCTGTTCCAAGTGAGACCGAGTTTGGTTGAATCGTTGCAGATATATCAACATTGCTAGTTCCATTGAATGAAACAGAACCAGAAACATCACCACTAATCGAGATTGTCCTTGCATTTTGCAGTGCTGTTGCTGTGCCAGAATTTCCAGTCACATTTCCAGTCACATTTCCAGTCACTGGTGCTGTTACAGAAGCAAAAGTCACCGAAGAACTATTTGATACAGCCTGTCCAATTGAGATTGTTGGCGTTGCAGTTTCCCCGCTATTATCAACAACAGAAATACCAGTTCCAGCGATAAGAGATGCGACATAATTTCCTGTTGTATTCACACCAAGAGTTACTTGTGCATCACCAGTTGTTACACCAAGAACTCTGCCGTATGCATCTCTTTGAATACCTGAAACAAAAGCCAAAGATGGTGAGCCAGAAACATCATTTTGTGTTATTCCTGAGAGTCCAATTGTATTATCTACTACAGAAAGACCACTGCCAGCGGTAAATGAATGAACTCCAGTAATTTGCAAAAACTGGATACTGTCAGTACCAATAATGTGAGCGCCGTTTATACCACTTCCGTATGAAGAAGTTACAAATTGCTGGTTACTATTCTTGTCTCCGCTTTGTGTGTCAACATGTTCGCCATTGTGGATTTGGTTTGGGTGTGAACCGTTAACATCATCTGCTCGTGTAAGAATCCAGTGTGAACCAGCACTACCCTGAGCGGTTACTTCGTAAATACCATTCTGTTTTGCATCAACCTGATTCTTTACAAGAATACGATTCGTGTTGCTTGCTTCTACTCCATCTACTACAAGTCTTGCATTTGCGGATGATTCAAGTTTTGCGCCAATACCATATCCGCCGTCTTGGTCTAAAGTTCCAGCAGTATAGGTTGGAGAATTAGGAAGGACTGCGTATGTGGAAAGGCGAACCTGCTGAGCCCAAGTAAATTCATTTAATCTTGTCTCTATCGAATAAGAGTCAATAATGTCGTTGTAGTCAGTTCCGTTTTCAGTTGTTTGCCACTTATCTGTTGTCTCATTCCAGCGAAGAGCAACATTGGCTGAAGAACCACGCTCAACTTCAATTCCAGCATTTAGGCTTGGTGAGCCAGTGGTGCCAGAGTTAAGAACAACAATGTTATCCTCAACAGAAAGTGTTTCTGTATTAAGAGTAGTAGTGGTTCCATTAACCGTAAGGTTTCCACCTACTGTTACATCACCTGTAGTTTCAATTTTTGCAAAAGTAACAGATGCGCTTGTTCCGACTGCTTGTCCAATGGCAACAGTTGGACTTGAGCCTTCTCCAGGTGTGTGTGTTACTGACACACCAGTTCCTGCGGTTAAATCGTTTACATAATTACCAGTCGTGTCTGTTCCGAGTGCAACACTATTTGGTTGGATTGTGGTAGTAATGTTTATACCTGTTGAGCCATCAAATGAAACGGAGCCAGAAACATCACCCGACAAAGAAATCGCGCGGGAAGTTTGAAGCGCAGAAGCGGTAGTCGCATTACCAGTAAGTGGTGCGGTCACACTTGCGAACTGGACGGAAGAACTTGTGGCAACTGCTTGCCCAATCGCCACGGTAGGAGTGGCACCTTCTCCTGAGTTATTTGAGAGCGTGACGCCAGTACCAGCGGTTAGGCTCTGCACATAGTCACCAACAGTGTCTGTTGAAAGGTTTACTGGGTCATTAATCCAGGCTGAAGCAGAACTGCTATAACGGAGGAAGTCGCCATTTTGAAGGCTGCTGATAGTTACATCGCCGACTGAATTGAGTGTTAGGGTTTCAGAATAATAGTCAGTCGCGTTCCATAGCGCGCCAGTACCAAGTTTTAATTTTTTAGTATCTAGTTCCATTCCCCATTCGCCAGCGGCAAGGGTAGGGTTGGCAGCGGTCCACGCAGAGGCATTAGCCCTCTTAATTTGAATTTTAACGCTCACTAGAACACTCCTCCATCATAAATTGCTTCGACCATATTTGTAAGTTCTGCTTCAAAAATCTCTTCGAAATTTGTTCCGCCATCAATGTCTAATAAACTAGCACTGTTGTCCTGATTGACCCATGCGGAGCCATTATAGACCAGTATCTGACCAACAGTTGGAGAAGGTACTGAGACATTCCCAATGTCATCAAGCAAGGCGACACTAGTGATACCTATTTGCACCCAGTCAGAGGCGTAGTAAACAAATGTCTTAAGGGTGTCAGACTCAAACCACAGGTCACCCTCTTCTGCTCCCGCTGGAGGTGTGGCTGATACGACAAGAGATGCATTACCAGTTCCGCTAGAAACGGAAGCCGAAACAAACTTTGTTCCGTTGAATACGAGTGCATCTCCAACAGTTGCGCCAGTTGGGTCAATCTGTGTTCCAGCAACGAACAGACCAGCAGACTTAAAAGTATCGTCAGTCTTGAGAACATTTGCGGTGTCGCGGTATAGGTTTGTGTCTCCAGCACCAGCACCAGCACCCCATGTAATGCGCCCGCCTGCTTCTACTTTGAGTCTTGCAAAAGATTCCTGGTCAAGAAATACAGTGATGCCGTCCGAGCCTGCCGATGACAGATTCTTAATCGTTACGGGTACTGTAAATTTTTGAGCCATGACCTCAGTCAATCTCTTGTATGAACCCCACGGGGTTATTTATATTAGCCAGTTACAACAATAGTAAATTCGTTGGTATCAACAGAGCCGTTAATCACAACCGAGACCGTATTACCGTTAGTGCGAATCGTGTCAGCGATTACTGTTTCTCCAGTAGAAACTTGGTACACCTGCACCATTACATCGGTTGTCCCGAAGTTGTGAGTAACAGTTGTGGTTGAAACTCCACCAGAGTGTGCAGTGTTACCTTGCTTGGCAATACGAGCAAGAACTGGGGTGCTTGTGGTTCCAGAAGTAGTTGCAGCAAGGTTTGTTCGTGCACCTGCGGCTGATGTAGCAGCGGTACCACCATTTGCAATGGCGATTGTCGTGCCGTTCCAAGTACCAGTGGTGATTGTTCCAAGAGTCGTGATGCTGTCATCACCAATATAGGTGCTTGCTGAAACTGCTGCTAGTGCTGCGCTGTATGCCTGAACATTAGTTCCGATGGCCAAACCGAGGGTTGTGCGCATCGTTGCAGCATCGGCATCGTCGAGCAAGTCGCGGGCAGCAGATGTAAAGTCGGCAAGTGCTGCTGTTCCAGAGCCAGTGAAGTATGGAAGTTTATTAGCGGCAGAAGTAAGTCCAGCAAGTGCTGCAAGTTCTGCATCGTAGCCCTGGATATCGCTTCCAATTGCAAGACCAAGGTTGCTCCTTGCGGTCGATGCGTCTGAAGCATTTGTACCACCGTTTGCAATGGCGAGAGTACCAGTAACGGAGTTCGCGCTATCTAGGTCTAGAGCACCCCAAGCAGCGGTTCCTGAACCAACTGAGCGGAGAACTTGACCAGCAGTTGCTGACGACTTGACAGCAAGGTCGTCGTTTCCATCAACATAGATGGTTACATCGTCATCATTGACATTGAGGGTACTTCCGTCTTTTGAGAGACCATCGCCAGCAGTGATTTGACCAGTACCAGAGAACTGTGTGAAGAGGATTGCGGTTGAACCAACAGTGATTGAACCATTGGTTGCAACTACATATCCAGAGTCACCATTTGCAGTACCTTCTTCAACGAATGTAAATGCTCCAGGTGTTACCTCTGCGTCACTATCAAAGTCAGTTGCTCGTGTTGGCACTCCAGAAGCATTGACGGTATAAATACCGTTGTCTGCATGAGCCACACCGCCAGCGCCTTGGTCCTTGATGAGGATTCGGTCGCCAGTAGCAAGAGTTACACCGTCAATAACGCTTGCGTTGTCAACATCTGTTGAAAGGTTTACTGTTGCAGTAGTGGCTACACGAACCGACTGCTTAACATCTAGTCCAGAGCGGGCCGAGTCAACATAGCCCTTGGTCGCAACATGTGATGCGTCTGTAGGCGTTCCGAACTTTGCCTGGCTACTGGCATCTCGGATTACCAGTTTGCTCGCAGTTGCCTCTGAGGCTGCGTCTGCCAACTTGGAGAAGTCTGATGCAGACATCAAACCAGCACTTGCAGAACTTGCAAGGTTTGGAGTAATTGAAACTACACCATTTGCCTCATTGATTGTTAGTGCTGAGGACTGGGAGCCAGCAGAAGTTACACCCGTAACCATCTTTCGCCATGCGGAGGCGGTAATGTCGTAAACCTTGATAACACCTTCGGTGCTATTGAAAATCATTCGACCGTCGAACAGGTTAGTGTTCGGGTCACTTGCAAGTACTTCAAAAGTACCCTTAATCAGTTGATTTTGATTAAGGTCTAAGTTTGTTACGAATTTCATCTAAAAACCTCCATAGCGGGTGCGCGCACCCCTAAGAATAGGCTTTTTTATAACAAAAGTGTGCGAAGGTATTTAAGAAAGAAAGGCTTTTCCAGAGAAAGCGCTTGTAAACGATACTGTCAGGCTGTTCTCGTTGATATAGGTGACTTCGCCTATCACATGGGAAAGGGCAGAGTCAACAATTGAAACATTTGGGTAAAATTTAAGATTGTGCGTAATTGACCAGGTCGTTGCAGAAGATGCCTGGGTATGGACATATTTGGATTTTGCCCGTACCTCTTCTATCGCGGCCTGAACTGTAGTCGATATTATTTCGCTAGTTGGCGTAAATGCAATACTTGTTGCCGTAACGCCAATATTGCTATCTACATACTCTTTAGTCGCGTAGTTATAAGTGACTATCGGCTCTGTATTTGGAACAACATCAGCAAGGCTGAATCTGCGATTTGGAGAATTGCTATTTAGTGTAAAATAGTACTTATTGTATCCAGTTTCGTTTAGCCGTTCGTTTACTTCATATGTAACACCGTCTGGCTGTGTTGTAGCGTCATCGTTTGCATATAGATTAATCGAGATTGAGCCGCTGTTACTTAGGGCTACAACTTGCTCTTGCGGCGTAATGGTTACATCTGTGCTGGCGTCCCGCATTGGTGCTGTAAGCGTGAACGACACGGAGCCACTCGCTGGGTGACCAGTCGGCAATAGATATGTGCCAGTAACTGTAATAAGTGTAAAAGCCATGATTACGCCTTCTGGAATACATCAAGCGTTAGTGCATGATGAACAACATTATCCTCTAATGATACTATCCTTTGGATATCAGAAACTCTTAGCCTGTAGATGTACACATCTGAGTCAAACTGCCCAAGTCCATCAAGTGCTGAAACCATAGAGTCGACCAGAGATGTATTCTCGGAAGCCCTATCTTGCCATAAATCAAACTGGACCATTCTTCGACGAGTTTTTACCAAACCATCACCGATTATCTCTGGCACATTTCTTAATTCATCGCTGTATGTGATATATGGTTTTGCTGTATTTGGTGGAGCAAAATCACGGAAGATACCAGTAATGCCAGCAAGGTTTGCTGCAAGCAAACGGGTACGAATTGAACCTCCAACTGAAGCCATAACTATTCACCGACCTTAATTGTTACATTCAATGGCTTCATGCCCTTAAACCTCTTGTACATATAGTAAGTAAAAGCATTAGCAACTGTTTTCCTGGCTCCTAAAGCAATATTTTCTCGTGCTGGTCTGGCAAATGGCCTTGGCGCCATGCGCTCAGTTCCATACTCAAGAAATCTTGCATACTTTAACTTTGAGCCGAAAACTGCTCGTGCTGGGTTATCTCCAACCTTGCTCAATGTTTGTGAATATATAGATTTGTACAATGGACCACTTGGGTCAGCAGATGGAGGCTCCCCAGGACGGCTAGACATCCTCTGGCTCTTGCTGTTTCCGTATGTTTTATATGAGCCAGGATGGTCAATGATTTTTTTGATTTCCTGCTCGCCTTGGCGTGCGAGTTCTTGGGCAGTATAAAAGTTTCCAGCGATGCCAGCGTTTATTGCGCTTGCAATTCTTTTATCAACTTGAGACATCAAGTTATCAATCGATTTCATTCTCTTACTCATTTAAAAGCGTCCTTCGTATTTCTAGTCTTAAATGAGTATGGGTATAGATTAAACCTTCAATTTCATAAACACCATCCATGCTGTCATGGTATCCAGTAATCACGATTTGGTCGTTACTGACTACGGATGTTTGCTTTGGGAGTCTCACCACTAGACTCCGTCTTTCACCATATTTACCTAAATCTGAAGGTTGACCTTCTTCTGTAAATTTTTGATGGATTGAACCCTTATAGGTTACATCACTTAATACTGGTGTCCAAACGCCCTCTGCATCTACAGTCACAGATGATTTGCGCCGAACAGTGATTTGTTCAAATGCGCCGCGCATGGACTACCTAATAACCCTGCGCTTGTAGCGAAGAATATTTTTTACTTCTTGGTCGGTGAATCCACCGCCAGGAGTTGGCTCGAAGAAGTACTCAGTTCCTTCAACCTTTAGACGCTCCATACCTTGCGCATCAATGAGTACCTTACTCATTTCTCGTGTTGCAGCGGAAAGAATTACGCGCTCTAGTGCTGATGCATCTGCGTCAAGCATGCCAGCGTTGTAGGTTACAAGCGCCTGATAACCAAGCCCAGCAATCAGAACATTGTCAATTCCCCAAGGGTAAACATCAAAGTCATAAATATTTTGCGTTGTGTATGTTGCCGATGCATTATCAATCAACCCAATGCTGAATGAGATAACACTTCGCACTGGGGCTTTGCGTAAAAATAACTGGCGTTGTCCAGGTTCAAGCATGTGCTTCTCGTCAGTGATGCGAACTGGGTTTAAGGGGCGATTCAGCAAATATGAAATTTCTGATTCCAGACCAGAAAGAATAGTTGAAGCCGCAGCCTGCTCACCAGCACTGAAAGTCTTGTTCATTGCACGAGCAAGGTCAGCGTAATTCAAAATTGCCATAAAAACACATTACACCATTGTTTTTAGAGGGTCTATCGGATTGGGGCAACCCAGAAAATCTTGCGGTATTCAAAAAAGCAAATTATTGGCTCCGCATCATCCTCTTCCATCTCAAGCAAAAAGCCAGCATTGTTGCCTTCAAAATAAATCCTTGGGTGAACCACATAGCCCCTACAGGAGTGCATGATTACGCTACTTGAATCCAGCGGCTCCCATCCATACCTGACCTCGATTAGGGAATCACTTGTATGGGCTTGTTTTATCAAACCACTTGCACATACCTGATTGAAAATTGCATCGTACGGATAGTCGTATTGAAAATCTTTATCATCTTGGATTAGTTCATACATTGCGTTTTTTAAACTTAGGAAAGGCTCATCCTTCACCCAGTACGCGGCAAAATCTATATCGTCGTTCAACCCAAATTTCTTTGGGTCCAGGCTGTCCACGGATTACTTTGTTTCTGTAGCGAATGGGTCATTTACCGAGATAGGCATGACCTTATATCGCATTGCATCTTCGACACTAATGCGCTCGCCCTTACGGACAACCCTCACACTCTTGCCTTCGATGTTCTCGTAAATATCGCGTGGAGCGATTACTACAATTTGTGACATGTAAAGATATTAGCACAAAGCAAAAAGCCTGGGCCGAAGCCCAGGCTTTTCACTTTTCTGACTGTGATTATCAGGCAGGTGCGCTGTTGAGTGAAACTTCAACGAACGACTCTGGACGCTTAACAGCAAGTGCAATACGCTCTTCAGCAAGTACTGCAACTGCATTGCGAACAAAGAAGTCGCTGTGTTGCTCGGAAACGCGGATGTTGCCCTCCATGCGGTCGTACAGCGTTGCGCCAACACCGAATGAACCAAGGAGAACCTTGCCTTCGGTAATTGCTGGCGTGCTGACGATTGGCAAACGCCACAAGCGAGCATCTGCACCCATCGATACGGACATAAGCATCAAATACTGTGCTTGTGAGTCCTTCGTGAGTTCGATGTCTTCGAGGTCGTTCGGGTGAACAATCATACCTGTTGGCTCGTAGTAAGCAAGCAACGACTTGGTGATACCACGACGAATTGCATCGAGGCGGGTATCTCCAGCGGCACCACTTGACCAAGTTGAGGTCTGAATTCCAGAGGTCGAACGGATACCAGTGAGGTTTTGTCCAACACCGTTTCCGTTAAGAATCTGGTCATCTTCTACCAAGCGGAGTCCGTACAACAGTTCGTTGTCGATAATTCCACGAAGGGTTGGCTCATCGTCCAACACATTGCGGTGAGCAACTTCGTAGTGAGCAATCGTGCGAACTGGAGCCTGAACACCAACGACGGTCATTGACGACTGTGGCTTTACACCAAAGGCGTTGTTTGCGTCGTTGCGCTCTGCAACAGTTGATGCGTTGTTGGTGAAACCAGAAACACGGAAGTATTCAACCATGTTGCTGCTCGTCTGCTGTACATCGAAGAGTTCGCGTACGCGCATGGTGCGCTTCTGACGCTCTACGATACCCTCACGCTGTGGCGTACCGAAGTCTGTAGGAGTGCCTGATGGCAATCCTGTGTAGACATCTTTGCGACCCCAGTGTGACGAGAATGCACCATTCACTTGGAACGGAGCATGCATCGTGTAACCAGACTTACCACCAGCAATTGCCTTGAACTCGTCTGATTCAATGAACTGCTCGCCAAGCGATTTTGCGCTTTGTGGAACAATCAAACCAGACTTGGTCTGTGCTACTGGTGCGGTCATGCCTTCAGCCCATGAGCGAATTTCGCCCATGCCTTCCAAGGCCTCAATTTCAGCACGGATTTCGCGTGCCTTTGCGAGGTTGCCTCGGAATGCTTCAACATGCTTTGCTTGTACTTGAATCTCAGGTCCGCCTTCTTCGCGGGTAGCACCTGCATGATTAACGATGTCATCGTTATCTGCAAGAACTGCACGGAGGGCTGACTTGAGTTCCTTTAAACGGCTATCTGTAGCCATAGTGATATACTCCTTTTGAGTAATAGTGGAACTTCGGACACAAGGTAAGCACCTCGTATTAAATATTATGCTTGCTCTTTGCTAGTTTGTCAAGCAGGGGTTAGATTATTTTTAATTGTCTTCGTCTTCTTCGTCTTCGTTTTGACCAAACATGTCCAATAGGTCTTGGAATGTAACATCAGAAGCCATAAAGGGCTTGGCTATTACATCACCCTTAAATGTAATTTTGGGGCCCACTGCAATATTACTCATTGCATCTAGTATGCGTTCGAATACAGAAACAGCAACAAATGGCGGTATTGAGCCCAAATCAACATGGATTGGCTCATCTCGGTCTTCGTAGGAAACAGAAATAGTAATCATCGGAAAGCGCAGGTTCATCTGGCTTTCAAGAGGGTCTCGACCCTCTGTCATTTTTTCTTGTCTGCCTTATAAATCTTTCCGCGATAGAACATAGAACCATTGTGAATTGGAACGAGTTCTAGATGGAATGGACCATCTCCAGCGACATAGTGGACAACAGCAATTCCCTGCTGCCAGTCTTCCGTGCATGGGATTGGGCGTCCGTCGAGGTCGGTCCCGCCTTTTGTGCTTGGCACGACACCGTCTACGCGAGCAAGGCATCCTGCTGATGCGGCGAGAATAGTTTTATCCTCATCCCAATCTTGGCGGGTTCGCTCTGCCCATTCGCGGCGATGGATATGTCCATAAAGAACTGAAGTCTTTTCTGTTGCGAGGTACTTATGAGCAGTGCTTCCTCCAGATGCGACTTTGTGTCCGTGAATAATTCTCAACTTACGATTAACCCAATATGTTGACGCTGGGTATCCTGGTAAATACTTAACACCAAATTCTTCAAATCTGCAAAGATAAGGAAGCGACATGACTGGCCATGAGTCTGGGATATTCCCACGCTTCAAACCAAAAGCAGCATTTGCATTATCAAGAATATAATTTCCTAATCTTGCTTCATGATTTCCCTCAAGCCAAACAATTTCAGCGAGTGGAGATGCTGCACGAAGGCGCGCCATAAGCGTTGTTAAATAATCAATTGTTTTTTGTGTTGTCAATTGATAAGCAGGAGTTAGTCTGTACTTTCCAAATTCTGCAAAGTCAGCATTGTCTCCATTCATCGCAATTACATCTGGCTTTGATTCTTTAATAAATTCAACAGCCAGATTGATTGCAATTTCATCATGGATAGCAACAAAATTGCCATTTACATCCCTGAAATAACCACATTGCATATCTGGTAAAACTACGCATGTTTTAAACTGCGACTTTTCTTTTTTAACAGTTGGAACAGTTGGGAGTTTTATTGACGGGCCTCTTTTTACTACTGGCCATTCTGGGGAGTTACGATTCATTGCTGATTTTAAATCTTTTGACAATGACATTATTTGCCCCCAATATAATTGTTGCTTCTGGTTTCAAAATTTTCAACATTAGCATGTCGCCAATTGTCTACAGCACTCCTACCAATTACATAGCCGCGACCTTTTAGAACTTTTGAAATTGTGCGACTTGAAACTGACAAGTTCTTCATTGCATCAACGAGCGAAGCAGAATCTTTTGCACTCAAAGATGCCAAAAGTTTATCTACCTTGCCGATTGTCGTGCTCTTTTGAACTCTGGCTATTTCCTTGCCAATATCCACAACCCCTCCACGGGCGCTACTAACGCCCGTGAATACTATAGCACTTTGATGAGGTCGTGGAACTCTTTAAGGTCATCGAACGAAAGTTCTGCTGTTTCCATCTGAACCAATTCAGACTTTTCTTCAGCAACAACTTCTTCAGCGGCGACTTCTTCTACTGCTGCTTCAACTGCTACTTCTTCTGCTGGTGCATCTGCAGCAACTTCTTCGACAGCAACTTCAGCAACTACTTCTTCAGCAACTGCTTCGGCGGCTTCATCCGACTTAGTCTCAACAGCAATTTCTTCTGCCTTAACTTCTGCGGTGTTCATTGCAGCAAGAGCCTTAGCAACTTCGCGTGCAACAATCTCGGCAATCTGTGCTTCAATGTTCATGTCTATGCTCTTTTCTCCATCTTCGGCCATTGGCATTGTATCCGCTGGCATATTTTCATCTACTGGGTCTTCGTCATCCATTGGCTCTGGAAGTTCTTCAACCATAGTCAATGCATCACCGTATGCTACTACAGTAACATTAGTAGGCATCCATTCGTCTTCATCCCACATCATAACGCGCACAACATAGGCTGGGCGCTCTGCGGAGCCTTCAATTTCAAGGCCTTGAGGCTCACCGCGAACAGTTCCTTCTGCTGAGGAAGACAAAATATCGCCGTAATATGTGCCGTTTGAGGTCTCCCATGAAACAAGAGCGCCTTCAGTCATTCCTTCATCGACTTTTTCCATGACCACAAAAGTACGAAGTTTTACATCTTCAACTGCAATTAAAACAGTTTCATCTGTCTCTTCAAGTCCTTCCATGTCAAGACATTTCTGCACAAGCGCCTGGCCATCTTCGGAGATTCCAACGATGATGCCAATACTGTCATCGCTCAATAGAGCCTGCTGCCCAACAAAGGACTTATACGACTCAATATCAATCTTGCTCATCTGTTTTCTCCGTGATAGATAGTGGCTCACTAATGAGGCCTTTTTGCATCATAACATTATCAATGTACCCATCTGACTTTAGTTCAGGTGGTTTCTTGCCGAAGTCACGGTAGTGACGAGCGAGATGATTATACACAGCCTTGCGGTCTTCTCCGCGAAGTATCGTTCCGCCGCGTCCACCGTTGAGGATTGCCATTTCGGATTTCAACTCTGAGTATGCAGCAGCACCTGGCTGTCCGTCTTCTGAAACATGGTGATGGATAAATGTGTAGTGCGTTTTACGAGTTCCGTCGGTACCAGGAATATGATAAGCAAAAATCTTGCTGTAATAGTCCTTCCCTTCTGGTGAACGAGTATTAAGAATTGCCGAGCGGTCGAGTCTTTCATCGTCGCGAACTGCAGTCTTATGCGATGGGATTGGTCCTCCAGCAGCCTTCACTTCGATTCCAGAATCTGGGCTAAGCGGCTTTGAGATGATTCCTTTTTGAATCATGATGTAGTCAACAAATTCATCTGACTTCAGTTCTGGAGGTTCTTTTCCAGCATCGCGATAATGTGAAGCGATATGGTTGTAAACGCCACGGCGTGCCTCACCACGAAGAACTGTTCCAGAGCGACCACCGTTCAAAACAGCCATTGAATTAATCAGCGCCGAGTACGAAGCCTCTCCTGGGGTTCCATCATTTCCGACATAGTGGTGGATGAAATTGTAGTGAGTTTTACGGGTTCCATCGGTATTTGGATTTTGGAATGCAAACAGTCTGTTGTAATAAGATGGAGTTGCTGGTGATTTCATATTGCGAAAAGGAACTGTCTTATCCCAAGCCCGTGAAGTATTTACATCAGTTTTATGGGTTGCAATAACACGACCATTTGGGCCTGCATCTTTAACTTCTTCATCAATAGAAATCATCGACTTTGGATATTCAACTTGCTGGCTTCCCATATCCGCATCTGTTACTGGTCCACCAGTTACCCAAGCATCACAGGTTCGTTGTCCAGCACACTTAAAATCAAAAATTTCGCAGTAACCAAGGTTCGCTTTTTCAACAATTGCAACTGCCTCTGGGCCTGAATCAAGACCTTTTTCTATGCATGAAATCATTTTTTCAGTCTGAATAAATGCAGCACAATTTGAGCACAAAGATTGCTTTGCAATTTCTGGAGTTGTATTAAATAAATCTCCCTTTGCAACCCAAAACTCTTCGTTCGGTAATTCTGGATTCATTGGTCCATAATTTGCAACTTTGACTGCATTTAGTCTGTTTGCAAGATTGATGGAAACATCTTGAGTTGCTGCTGGGCACCCATCAATTGTTTCCTCTTCCATGTCAATGGCTTTTTCACCTTCCATCTCTGAATTTAGTTCTTCAAGATGTGCCTGTGCTTCGGCAAGATTGAGATGGCATCCATCGGTGACAATTCCCTCTCCAACTTTTACGACTGCATAACCGCTACAACCCTGAACATCTTGCTCAATGCTGTATGGCTTTTCTTCTGGAGCATTTGGCGTGGTACCAATTCGCTGCGGTGTACCGAAAGAGCCTGGTGTTCCTGATGGCATATCAGTGAAGGCATCCTTCTTCGAAATATCCATCTTTGTAAGGGTTGAGAACTTATGCCCAACTCGCACTTCTGTAGGAGAATAATCAAGCCCCTCTTTGCGGTAAACACGAATTAATGCTGCTGGGTCTTCTGGTGTACCAGTAATAGCGAAACTGCTATTCGGGACATCTATTTCACCGTCGCGCTCAATACGCTCAATTCGTCCGTATGCTCTACCACCAGATGCGCGCCAAGTAACAAAGTCGCTAGTCTTCAGCCCGTTTGGTTCTGCTTTCATTTCATCGCGTGAGTTCATTGCGTCAACAAGTTTTTGAGCCCAGCGCCATCCAGCATTTCCACCCCAGAGTTTCCATGCAATCAGTCCTGCACCTGGATAACCATCTGCGCCTGGCTTGCTATTGGCTGGAGTCTTGAGGTCTACTGCGTGGCGAGGGAAGTAGCGCGCGATGTGACGAGCCTTTTCAGGGCTAACAGCAGAATTGTTGAGTAGGTAATTAGCCGTAGCCTTACCGACCTCAGTTCCGCCTCGGTTAAATTCTTTCGACCACCCGAGACCAGTCTCTGCTTGACTTTTAACACCAGAAGGAATGCCGAAATCAATATCGTCGTACTTTCCAGGAGCCTTTGCTTCAATTTCGACTCCGTCCTCTTTTAGGCTTAATGTACGGGTGCTTGGGGCAGCACCAAAAATTACTGGTGAGTACTCAAACAGTTCCAATTGCTTGATATAGCGAATTCCAGTTTTTGAATCAACTGTGTATTTTCCTTCTGGAACCGCGTAGCCAATTGACCATTCTTGCTCTGGGCCGAAGAACTGGACATCAAAAAAGGCATCGCGCCCACGGCTTGTATTTAGATTGAACTGCATTTTTACAAGCAGAGCACCAGCATTTTGCTGAATAAGGTCATTTGGAAGGCGTGGGTCATTTGGAAGAAGTTCCTCAACACGGAGAGTCTTACCAACTGGGATATTCGTATCGTGAGACCATACGACTTTAGGGTTACGCTTCTTTAGAGTTAATTTATAAGCGCCTGGCTCAATTACATCGTTTACGGAGTCGACGATATTGGTAACGGAGACAATTGCCTCAACGATTCCATCCACATCATCAATGCCACGAACTGATGAAACTGATACTTGTTTGTGTTCCAAAACGGCCTCCTGCAAGAAGAGTAGCAGAAAATTGCAGTAAATGTTGTAATGTAGAGACTAACTATTTAATTTCGTATAGTCTATGAAAACAAAAGTGTGCAACTGCAGTTCATCACAAACTCAGTTGGTGCTTCTGGGTCTCCAGGGTACATTGCAGACTTGCCATTAATCTCAAACTTCTCGTCGATGCCGACTGTCTGACTGGCAAGTTCAGCGTGCTCATTGCGTGCTGAGTCTTGACTTGGGCGGTGAACCCATGTCTTTTTTGTATATCCAAGTTCTTTTGCTGCCCATAGAAGACCAGCATTGAACGCCCCGCCAACTTCTGTTTTGGAGATTGTTTTAACTCGCGAACTAAATGCCGAAGCGAACCATGCTTTTAGAGCAGTGATGAACTCTTGGTGCGACTTTGAGCGATGCTCGCTAATAATTTTTTCAATATTGCGCTTGCTCGTCTCGTTAATAGATGAAATAGCCTTAATTCGTGGGCTAACGATTTCGTCCATCGTTACATTTCCTGGGTTTAAAGAATCAACTTTTGTTGAGGCTACTTCGATTGCCCCATCAAGGAACACTGATGCAACCCATGTTTTTGCATCGGAGATGAGTTGGTCATTCCACACGGCAACATCAAAAATGTCTTCTGCTTTGATTCCTTCTCCAGAATCCCATTTTTCCTTAACCTTTTTAGAGGCTGCTTTTTCAATTGTTACTCGCTCTTGGCGCTTCAACATTGAACCAATCTGAAGCGCGACACTTTGCTCAAGACGGGTAATCTGGCGCGTGCGGCGAACCCCAATGTCTTCGGAAGACTTTGATTCCTCAATGTCATGGGCTAAAGGGGTTAGTGGTGGTGTAAAAATTGACCTTGGTGTTGGAGGGTTGGTCGGCTCTATCGAATCGTTTGGTCGCGAGTTCGGACTTGAGTTTGGCAACGCTGGGTCTGGTGCATCCGCAGGACGGCGACCTGGCCTTTGGTTCGGGTTCAACGGAGCGCCATCTTCTGGTTGTTGCTGACCGCCATTGTTTGTCTGCATGACAACTGGTGAAAGGTTTGTTGGGATTAGCAACTCATCAATTCCAACACCTTCGCGCCCAGTGAGTTCGCGGTATTCATCAATTGAAATTGCACCCTGCTTCAATTCTTCAAGATGGAATCGAGCACGCTCTCTATCGTCACGGCTCAAAATTGCAACCGAAGAAAGGTCATAAGCAAAGTATGTAGTTGGGTCTTCGTCTAATTTGTCAAAAGACCGCTCAAGAAGCGTCAGGTGAGGAACCATTGTCTCTCGCCAGAATACTTCTAGTTCAACATCAGCATTAGCAAATGTCCTATTTGATGCATTTCCAATTACTGATTCGGGTACACCAAAGGCGAGAAGAATCTCTTCCTTGTTCATTTGACGAGCCTCGATATATTGAGCATCTCGCTGATTGGTTGATGTATCAATAAACTTTGCATCTTCAGCAGACATTACGGTTAGGCGACCTGCGCCACCGATATTTGAGCCAGTACTTCCCTTGAAGCGGCGTTGAATTTCTTCTGCCTGTTCTTCTTCCATGTCTCCGTTAATTACAAGAATTCCGCCTGGTCGACCATCATTAACCATAAAGTTACGGTTGAAAACTTTTGCGTAATAGTCGTACTCAATTGCTAGTCCAGCAGACTCAAGTGGAGTCTGTCCTTTGAATGGGTCAATTGGGTGTGGAACTCTTGTCCAAATTACATCTTTGGCATCAATGATTCTTTTTGGGGTATTTGGATACTCAACAGAGAATCCAGATACGAATCTGTCTGGGTCTGGAATTGGGAAGGTGTATTGCGGAGGAAGCAAAACTAGTGCGGCAACTTCTCCCATGCGATTACGAATGATTTCCACAAACGCACCACGCTGAGAAAGCAACAACTGCGATGACAGCATAAAGCGGAATGAAAAAGCATCTTGACCAGGGTTTGCATTGCGATTCATAATCTGCAAAATTGGGTCGTCGTATGTTAGTTCGCCGATTCTCCAGTCGCCCTTTCTCATGGCAATCGGGAGAGATGCAGCGTTTGCTGAAATTGCGTAAACTGCTTTGTAAACCCAAGTAACTCTGTCAAGTGCTTGTGTTACTGAGCGCTCCAAGTCCCAGCCATCTTTGTATGGCTTTAGGGGGCGGCCAGGACCGCTTGATGGTGCGTAAAACTGTTTCTTATCTGGGGCTACAAAACCTTGTTGGTCGTGTGTGTTAAATGAGCGAAGGAATGCCATTTACTACCCTCTCTCGTATCCAAATAAAATACCAATACCAATTAGACATGCCGCGATAACACATACGCCAGCAATGTCGCTGTACATAAAACCAGCAGTAGAAGCAGAAGACACACCGCCAGCAATCGCTGTAGTGGAGATTCTTCCTCTTAAATCAATGTTCAACTTTGGCGATATAAACCAAACTAGGCCAGCCATAAATACTGCTACTGCTAGACCTATATACATACCGAAATCCTCTTTTGAATTAGCCGTGCCAATTTCATATACCAACACTAAGTTACACTAAATTTTCATAGAATTGTTTGCGTGTCACGGGATAAGTCGTTCCCACTAACCCTCCCGTGACACACAAATTCAATCAGAATGGCGGTTCGTCATCAAGGAATGATGCCGCTGCTGGCTTCTTGCCAGTATTCTGGTACTGCTGACCACTTTGCGCGGCAGGGTTTCCAGACTTTGCAACGCCTTCTACTGTTGCTTTTCGCAGTGAAACTGCAATGTCATCAGCAATAACTACAACCTTTTTCTTGGTTGAGCCGTCGTTTTTGTCTGTCCATTCCTGCTGTTCTAGCCGTCCAACCACAACAACCTTATTGCCCTTGCTCAGGCTGGCTGCTGCGTTATCTGCTAGTTCTCCCCACGCTGTGAGGTCAAAGAATGATGTTTGCTCTTCCCAGTTATCTTGCTTGTCCCGCCAACGGCGAGTGACAGCAATACCTACTGTTAATAGCGAAGAACCAGTCTTCGTTGCTTTAAGAACTGGGTCTGCTGTGAGATTGCCAGTCATTGTTACCTGTGTGCTCATTTTTCTCCTGATTTTTCTTTATCCTGATTTTTCATGTCTAACAAGAACCAGCCTCTAATCCACATGATTGCAATTATGGAATAACCACAAATGTCAAGCCATGTGTCTTTTACAGGCTCAAAAAGTACGGGGCCGTCAAAGCCACGCAGGTTCTTGAGTCTTTCCAACTTATCATTCATACGAATGACAATGCCTGGAACCTCGAAACGGGCGATGTTTCCATGCCCGTACATCTTTTGTTTTCCCACAACAGTTGTATACACAAATGCTGCTGAAGCCTTATGGTCTTCTTTCCCGACCAAAGAATATCCATGCAGACCAGCAACCGCAAGATTAAAAAACATTTCCTCAAGGAAGTCTGGGTCTACATCTTTAGTGTGAAATGCCAAGTCAACAATTTCGTCAAAGTTCTTCTGAACAAAATCATTGACTTTAGATTCGCTCTTGCTTTTTGCAATCTCGTATTGTTTGCACTTATCAGCAATTTCATTTACTACTAGAGCAGCGGCGCTTTCCCAATTTCCTGGTTTAATATCTTTTCTCACATAAGCCCCTTGTGCTGTATTGGTGCAAGCATAGCAGTTTTAGACTGCCGTGATTCCCATTCGAATGTTCTGCGTAGGGCTAAGAATGTAGCAAAGATATCGTCGTCGATGCGCAATGGTTGATACGACCACTTATCTGGGCGTAGCAGAAGTGCGGCACCGCCGTCAACCTT